TTATGTCCATGTATTATCCCAGACTCCGGCTGCATACCAAAATCCATCTGCATAAACTAAGGTAGCAAGAGCTCCCCCAGCAATGTCAAAATTATTTGCGCCTCTTACAGTTTCTAAAATTCTAAGGTTGGCTGAATCATTCTGTTGCAAAACCATTATCTCCTTTCCGTTATAGATTGGCCTACTTGGTGTAGTAAATTTAACCGCTGATATTGTGGATCCAACTTTTAAGCCGTTTATGACAATAAAATCATACAATGAGGGATCGATCAATCTTGCGTCCGCATTTAGTGTTTCCTTATAGGTACTTTTTCCATTGATTAATGATTCATTAATAAGGGCTTTCCCGGTTAAAGCCAATATTGCATAATTGCTCAAACCGCCAGAGGCTTCGAAAATTGCTCCAACATTATTTGCGCCAGCAATTTTTGACGAAAAGTAGGCAGCTGCTGAAATTCCAGATGCCGAAGAAACTGCGTTTGCGCCAATAATTGCTTTGGTTACGTTGTTTCCTGATCCGGAAGCAGCAACAATCACAGCTGTTCCGTCATAATTTGTAATTCCGCCAGATCCAATTGACCAGCTTCCTGATATTATGGTGCCGTCAGAATTAATTCGGCACGGAGCGACATTCCTATTTGCATAAGGCGCGCCGAAGAATGCCACAACTGGACCGTCTCCCGAAACGTTAAATCCACATATCCCAGCCATTCCGATATTACTGGAATTGAATACTTCTATTTTCTTCCGGGCTTCAATTTCACCAGACTGCTTTATCCGTAAAGGAGCAACTGCCCTGTTGTCATACCCCGCCCCGGCCCAAAGCCTAATTGAATTATCAGCGGTACCCTCTCCGGTTATACCCGCCAGAATACTTCCACCACTTCCAGCTAATTGAATGCGCCCTGAGGTAACAATTCCTCCGTCAATAGTGGTAACCGTATTATCATAATTAGACGCAGCGTCCCAATCCAAGGCATTGAATGCACCTGTCAGCCTCTCTACAAGACAACGTTTTATATTGGTACCATCTGCCCAAAGATCACCTATATTATAAGGTGTGACCGGTGTTGTTACAAATATTTGCCTTTTATGATCAGCTGTGTCTTTTGCAAGTGCAGCCAAAGCAAGTGCCGTTTGTATATCCGAATCTGAAAGAATCTGCCAGCTGTATACTGCGCCATTTTTTACATAACGATACGATTTTCCAGTATTTGTGTTATAAAACAAATCGTTTACGTGCGCATCCCTTACTTCATTTGTTATCCAGTTGGTTGTTGGCTCGTTAGATAGTGTTGGGTCATAGGCATAATACCAGGTATCAATTTTCCCGTCAATACCAGCCAAAGTTTCATTCACATAATTAGTCAAAGTGCTAAAATCTTCTTCCAGATCCGCCACAATTCCTTTTGTTCCATCGGCGCGCCTAAAAGTGATCTTGCCTCCTATTTCTCCGTTATTGAGATCGAAATAAGTATCGCCACCAGCGCTTTTAATCATCCCAGTCGTTATAAATCCACCATTGATTGTCGTGGCGCCATAAGTTAGGTTAATCCAGCGAATGAAAAGAATAGGATCTACCGAGTGAAGCACACCCAGAAGAAAATGATAATATGTCGCATCATCATTTACTTTGATTTGATTCTGCGAAAAGAGGATGGATCCTGCATTTGTTGTTTTGTTACAGCGTCCATATATATAGTAGAAATTGTCATTACCAAGGGAAACCGTTTGGGCATTTATCGTCCAGTTTCTAACAGCATCCTCGATCGTATAATGAACCAGTGATCCACCATCTACCCGGACTACATTTTTATCTCCCTGATAATTCGGCCTGATCACCGTATTAAGCATCAGCTGCTGTGACTTGGCCCCCACGGAAAGCATACTTGTTTCGATGGAAAGAGGCTTTATTTTATCCGAATCGTAGTATCCATCTGTATCAAATACTCCTTTTAAAAGCTCTTGCTGCGTGCGCCAGTTCATCCGGGCTTTCTGTGGATTACGTAGGTCATTTATCCGGATGATTGTCTGGATATCGCGCTGATCATTGATAGTCTTGGCAATCGTGTTGACCTGATAGGAGTCCGAAACAACAAGGTCGTATTGATACTTAATCAATATTTGCCGTGTAAAACTGGTTATGCGCGTGGCCTTGTTAATTCCAAGATCGAGGTCTCGAATGTTTATGTAATCTCCGAGGGAAAAGAAATTAGTAATAGCCGAAGAAGAAGTCTGATTTGCCAAATATTCAGGTTTCACTTTCAAAGCAAATGAAACCATCGGCCAACAATTTGCATCAACAAAAGATTGACCTTTTGTCCTTAATTCTGTTTCCGCCGCCGTGACATAAGTATCCGGCATGTTGATGTCCAGAATCACATACTTATCACCAACAGCAAACATGAACGGCGAATCAAGCAGGGGTTTAATTCCACCTTGCTTTTCAGTCAACGCGATCAGGTGAAAACTTTTGTCTGCATGAACATATCCAAGTTTCTCTTGTAATTCGAATTCATAGCCAGCCAGATTTCCTGAATTAAAATGAATTTTGGCCGAAGTTCCTGCTATCAGATATTTTGTGTTGCCGGCTGTATCCTTTTCATTCAAATCAAAATCCATGGTACCATCAACGAAGCCGGTGATATCACCTCCATAAATTGCAGTAATTGTTCCTTCACGCTGTGGCTTTACTTCGTCAAAGTTTTTTGAACCTTCAATTATACCCAATGCCGCTACCGACGCAGCATTTTCAACATAATCGGATCCTTCATCCCCAATTTTTAACCGGTCTGAAAAATTCCGATAACCAGCTTTGATATTTTCTGTTGATCCCTTTGGATAAAGACGGTTAACCAATCCAGTTGGATTAACTGCTTTACGGCTGAGCTCATAAAGCCCATTACCTTTCCCATATGAAAAAGTATCATTAAGGATCTGCCCAATCTTTTTGACATTGATCGTCCTGGACCCATTTGAGTTCCGGATAATTTCAAATTCAGTAGAGAATGCCTGGCAAATAGTTTGAAGCGCAGCCAGGCAATCAAGATTTGAAAAAGTCACGGTTTTAGTGTCCGATTCTGCTATTTCTCCTTTAATCCACTTTCCTGCGCCAAAGGTTCGATTGGCGTTGTAGATCAGTGAGGAAATGAAAATATCTATAACGCCGGTAAGTGAAAACTCCCCAGAAGTATAAACGCCTAAAACGTCTGTATTAAAATACTGTGAGCGCAAAAGATCATACTGCACACCTTCAAAAACCAGATCATAGGAAAATTCCCGACCTGAGTTTTTTTGAGCTTGCGGCACATAATTCAGGGTATATTCGTCACTGAAAACCATGATTTTAGTTCCAATTTCCAGTTCCAGCGCTTTCGAGGATTGAACAGAAATATTGACTACGTCCTGACCAAGGATCTCCTTCACCTGTTCTGCTTTGGTGATGTCCGTTGCAGGATTAGTGCGTCTGAGCGGAAAACGAGTTCCGTCGGTTTTGATTAAGATAATTTGCTCCACACCTGTACCGCGTTAGTAGTGAATGTATCCTGATCAATATCTTCAATCACACCGGACATGACGATGTAGTATTCCCCGTTAGAGGAGTAATTATGTGTAATTGTGTTCGGCTCGTACAGCTGACTGGTTTGATTAAAATTGCTAAAAACGTCGTGCATAACCGATCCATCCCCCCAGTACACGTTAATCAAACTTGATGGTTTTAATGTAATTGAAACCGGCCCGGATGCGTCCGTTTTGATGAATTTTAAAATCCTTTTTACCGGCTCATCTTCTGTGAATTTCAACGTGAATTTGGTAAACATCTTACCGTCGCGCCATTTTTCAATATCGAATGGCATGGAATCTTTCACATAGGCTTCGAAGATCAATGGCTTGGTTCCCAATTGAATCATGATCCGGATTGTGCCTGACTTGGAGAGTTCTTCTTTAAATTCAAGCGCATTTTCAATCGTTGCATCCTTCCCGATTTCGGAGAACCAGCAGTCCATTTCAAATTGTCTTGGCTCAAATCTGATATCGTTCAGGTTGGTCGTTCTGCCGTGATAATCAGGCCAGTCGTATGAACTTGGATTCTTCATTTCCAACCTGTCGATGATTCCACGAATTGCTGAGACCGTAATCCCAAATTCCTTGAAATCACGGCCATTGATTAAATATTTCACTTCTAGTGTGGCGTTTGAAATAATATTGGCAAAATCTGACTGGCTTAATACCTGGTCATTCAGGACAATGAAGTTGTCGATATAACTGAACCCACTTCCAGAGTTAGGAGAATTTGACAAAAGGCAAAATCCTGTGGGACTACCCCAGCCTTCCGGAGTTTCTTTGTTGTCTATGAGTTTCGCATTGACATAGGTCATAAACCTGGTTCCATCTTTTACAATAGCAATATGAGTCCAGTTATGCAGTGTTGTTTTAAGCTCTACTCTTAAATACCTATTAGTCCCCGCATATTTGACAAGCACGTAGGTTTCAGTTGGGTATATTCCTTGAATTTCAGCCTGATACCAGACATGAACTGTGAAAGTTCCGTTGAGATTGATGGGTTGTGATCCAACTATTTCCGCTCTTCCATTACCCGGAAAATACACGCTATTGCCCTCTCTTCCTTTCGTAAATCGCCCGTCTGTAATCACAGCATGAAGACCGGAAGCGGAATAGTCATAGGCTATTTCCGATCCGTTCGACTCGTCGAATGGAAGGTGAAGTACTAGGGTCATTTATAGTGTGTGTTCTCATACAAATGTAACATAAAATATTTTTTATACTTACAATGTAAATATATTAAATAGTTTTAGTACGTTTGTTATGCGGGGTGGAGGAGATGGTACCTCATTGGGCTCATAACCCAAAGATCGGTCGTTCGAGTCGACCTCCCGCTTCTAATTAAAGTGGTATTGTTTCTGTGAGAGGCTACAATACCATTCTTCGGAATGGAAGTTCCAACGAACCCAAATCGACTCTCACGCGATTTGGGTTTCTTCATTTAAAAATGGTCGTTAAAAGTGGAAGGAAGTGTTCTTTTTGGAAACGCAAACGCGTATCCGATTTGTATCGTAAGAAGTAAGGGAGTAGTAAAAAGGAGCTTGAATATTCATACGCGGAGAATTGAAAGGCGGGTGTTTTATGAAACCGGAAGGCTGGTATTCCTGGGAGTTCGATCCTCTCAACGGCCGCAACCATCCAGACGACGAGAGGAGTTAGTAATACGGAATAAAGATCAAGAGGACGTTTACCCGGTAAAAGTGTAGGGAAATAATAAAGTCGCCCTTAGCCTGCTTGAAATTGAGGTCCTACAGGTGAAAACTCCACCGGGAATGTGTGACAAATTAGGCATTCCCGGTTTCAAAACTATCTGGATAACAACACTAAATAAGCGTAGAACCGATCCGTATAAATAATGAGGCAAGTACGGTCGATGTTGGTAAATCTAAGTGTTTTCTTGCCAGGTATCGTGAATGCCAAATGCAGATTAGTACAACATAACGGGGATAGTACCGGCAGCAGTAAAATGTTGCCGGTTTTCAAAGATTTCATTTCAAATTACAATGCAACAGTCATGACACAAGAATCAAAAGACAAATTGATTGCAGCAGGTCGTCAAGACTTGGTCGACAATTTCGAAATTAGTAAGTCTGGTAATGCTGGAATTTTACCTGGTGGCGAATTAGTTGATTGCCGTGTATATCCAAATGCAGTCCCGATTCCGCCAAATAATCCTTTTCTAAGTATTACGCCGCAAATGGCAAAAGATGCTGCAATAAATAATAAGAAATAGAACAACTTACACACACATGCCAAATTTCTGCCAAAAGTTCGCAATGAGATGTTCGGAGCAGCAGTGGAAAATTGCTCAGGTTGACGGATATCCTTTGTCTGTTCAATTGATAAAATTGGGATACGATCTTTCACTACTTCAATTTTACCCGAACAAGCCCTATGTTGCTACTTTCTACAAACAAAGTAGTAACAAGATTTCTACAACTAATACCCCTTTTAAAGATGGCAGGGAGGTCATGGAAACATTTGATGCTTCGCTGTTCTATGCGCTTTGCTGCCAATTGGATGGAGATCATGTTACGACAGGCGAATTTATTACCACCAATCAAGGCAAAGTATTTCAGGTCCATTCCTTAGAAGGTACCTGGCTGAGACATAACCACCCAGATGGGAAGAACTCAGCTTTCGCAAAGGCGTCTGTTCACAAAAGCACTTTCCCGGAATTATTTGCTTGGCTTAACGACAACCCGTTACCAGCTGTCGGAATGATTTCTATTGAAGAACAGATTCAAAAGAAAAATAAGCCTGAACGTAAGATCAAAACTTTGGAAGCAGAAGCCACTTCTGAATCAACACTGGCAGCAGCCGCAAAAATTTTGGCTTCTGTAAATGAGATGACCATTGAGCAAATGATTGATTGCTCAAATAGTTTGATTTATGGTGCGACTAAAAGCGAAAAAGAAATCTCTGATCAGGTTGCTGTTGAAATTATTCCAATAACTGAAAATAAATCCGTAGCGCCTCCATTCCCCTCTAATAAATCTGAGATTAATGAATGGTTAGGGAGTTTGGTTATTCCAAAAAGCAAGGATCCTGTCGTTCTGGAAAATATAAAATCTCACTGTATTTGTCAGCCAATGAATTTCAAAGATTTGCTGTCCTGGTTTGCTGATCACGATTCCATCGTATGGGGTTTTATTGAAAAAGGCGAGATTCATTCCGAAATCAGATCCATCAGTCATATATCGAAAGAAAGTGTTTTGTTGTCCGGAGATAATGCAGAGACGGAGTTTCATCAAATATTTCAGGATCAGCAGCACTTTTTAAACTATGCACTATCAAAAATCAAAACAGATAATCCATTATGAACTTCTGGTATTTTTTCTTCACCATTTATTTAATAAGCGGCTTTATAGTCTTCAATAATATTGATTTCGAGAGCGATGATCTCTGTTTCCTGTCGGATGAAGCCAGGTTCTTTCTGCCATACATTGCTTGGATACCGGTAATTAATTCTATTAATGCCATTGGAATAATAGGTGTTGATATTTACTATTTGATTAAAAAATTAGTTTTTGATATCAAATTTAAGATTTGGTTTTTGTATGCCAGGGAGATCAGTAATCGGTACTGGAAAATTCAAACTGATTTGATTAAGAAAAATGGTATTGACTGGTACTTGAAAGATTTAGATGAAGAAATAACCGGCTCTTTAAAAAAATGAAAACTGTTGAAGATAAAAAGTTGATTGGCACCTTCATTATTGAAGAGTACGACGGCAAAAAATATAAAATGCTTTTCGTTGAAGAAGTTCCGGAAGAAAAGACCGATGAAATTATAAGTAATGATCACAGAAATAACTTTTCCCGGGAAACTTCCCGGCAATAACGGGCCTGGGGGATTGCTCCGGATGCACTGGCGGAAAAGAAATAAGATCCGGGATACATGGGTTTGGTTTATTAAATCCAAAACAAAAAACCGGCATTTGGGGCCGGTTAAATTTGAATTGATTCGATATCACTGCCGACAGGAATTGGATTTTGATAATTTAGTTTCTACTGGAAAAATCCCTACGGATTGTTTAGTGTTGGCTGGGGTTATAATTGATGATAAGCCAGCGATAATCCAGGAACGGGAGTATCGGCAGGTTAAGGTTAAGAGGTTGGAGGATCAGAAGACGGTAATATTAATTGAGGATATACTGTAAGTGTTAATCTGGTTCAAAGTGCAATTTCTCTAACGGTTCTAACTGACTTTGTAGCATTAAATATTCAATATCATTTTCACCCAATACTTGAATTTGCCAAAGTGTATCACCATTTAGATTCAAATCTTTAATATATATCTGCTTTATATTATCTTTAAGAGGAAAAGTAATATTTAGTTTACAGAGCTTTCCTTCTATAAATGGATCAGGAGTTGGCCCCAATTCTAAAACTTTTAACATAAACGCTGTCGCGCCCATTTTAACTTTATACTTATAAATATTCATAATCAATTTGACAGATGCTCAATTGTGACCAATTCATAGTTTTCAATAACTTTTAAAAGTTTATGTCTACTCCGCTCTTTTACATTAAATAACTTGTAATCTTCAACTTGTTGCCTCAACTCATTGATCCTATTTTTAATCGTATCATATTGAAAATTACCTTCTCGAAGTACTATTGAAAAGTCACTTTTGTTATTATTCAAATAAAAAAGAATATCACGCAAGTCCTCCAGATTGAGACTAATTTTTTCATCATAATTATTGTAAGTCCCAACCCTAGTGTTGATATGATTAAATTGCACAAACTTACCTGAATGATGATTTTTTCTAAATTCCCGTTTGTGTGATCCTTTTGTCGTTTCTACAAATCTTAAATTAAGTAATATATCTGCAATATCAGATTGGCTTAAATATTCGCTTTTCATTAAATTTTAAGTTTAGTAATTTCCATTTCTCCAAAACCTTTACCGGATCATAAAGCACAAATGCCCCGCCATAATATTCAATCTTGTTGCCTGCATTGATATATTCCAGAGCCTTTTCTTTCATACCAACTTCCCGAGCAAGCGATAATACATATTCCTTTTGATTCTTCCGAAGCGCTGTAAAGAATTCTATCGAAATATTTATTATTCGGTTTTCATTGGCCGGATCCTTCTGCTTTCGGTAAAGTTTTATCAGTAGATCATAAGGCTTGTAATTTGGATATCGATGCTCAATCAGCGTTTCATAAATCCAAATTGCTTTTTCAGCCTCTCCTTTCTTTGTAAATTCCTGAGCTTGACTGATTAGATTTAGAAACCATCGCTTTACTTGACCATAGATAAAGTAATCCCGGAATTCAACCGGTTTAAATTTTTGCAGGTAATGGTTTGTTGACATTCCTTCCGGCTTATCGTAATAGAAATTGAAAGGTGGGAATTGGCGCTGCATTTCCAGTAGCTTTTCGCCGAGTGTGGTTCCCGCAGTCGTATTATTAGCAATGAACTCTATTATTTGAAGTTGTAATTCCTGCATATGATATCTATTTCACATGCAAGATATAAGGATTTGGAAGAAGGGTCGGTTTTATTAGAATCGACAAAAAAGGTAATTTTTATAATATATTTATATTGTAAGTATATTTTATTCATATATTTGTGATGTCATATCGCAAAACTTTGGTGTACGAGCCTGATATTTTGCGAAAGCAACGGAGAAGTCCGTAAGCCCATTAACAGCTCGTACCTGTTTTTGGGTTTTTTTTGTCTTGACCGGTATATCGATGAACTGAATTTTGGTAAAAGAAGAGCTACTAATTGACGAAGGCTTGTGTTTAATAACTTTATTAATTTTACAAAATGAATAAAGAATTACTTCTTCAAATGATAAGTGAAAAGTTGGTGACGGTTCAAAAACACCCGTCCGCTGATTTGTTTATCTATAATTATTCACCCACTGTTCAATATGAAAAACTGTGGAATGAAATCACTTTGCAAACTCGCGGATTGATTCTTGATTCCGAAATGAATTACGTTGCTCGCCCATTCTCAAAATTTTTCAATTACGAAGAGCATAAGCCAGAAGAAATTCCACTGGTCCCTTTTCAAGTCTTTGATAAACTTGACGGATCGCTAGGTATTCTTTATTGGATAGAAAATGAGCCCTACATCGCTACGAGAGGAAGCTTTACAAGTAAACAGGCTCTTCATGCAACGAGCATATTGCATGGAAATTATTCACATTCTTTTTCTAAGCTTGAAAAGGATAAAACTTATCTTTTTGAGATAATCTACCCAGAAAATAGAATTGTAGTCAATTACGGCAAGCTTGATGATATAATCCTATTGGCGATTATTGATAACGAAACCGGCCTTGATTTACCATTACCTGATCAATCATTCTTTAAGTGCGTAAATAGATATGATGGTTTGTCGGATCTTAATAAAATACGAGAAATTGATAATGCTGACGATGAAGGTTTTGTAATTCTTTTCTCCAATGGAATGCGCCTTAAGATGAAATTCAAGGAATATGTTCGGCTTCACCGTATTATAACTGGGGTGTCGAATATTGCCATTTGGGAGTATTTAGCCGAAGGCAAACCTTTTGATGAATTACTTGATCGCGTGCCTGATGAGTTTTATGATTGGGTTAAGAAAACAGAATCGGAACTAACTGGTAAATTCACTGAGATACTGAATCAATGCAATAGTGTTTTCATGGTAAAAGAATCCAGAAAAGAAACTGCTTTATACTTTCAAACTCAGAAATATCCACCGATTTTATTCCTTATGCTGGACGAAAAAAGTACTCACAAGGCAATTTGGAAACTCGTGCGCCCGGCTTATTCAAAACCATTCAAAAACGAAATCTAATGAAAGTAATATTAACTAAATGGCTACCGGGATCAGGTAAATCTACATGGGCAAAAAGTATAATCGATAAAAATCCCAACACCTATAAAAGAATAAATAAGGACGATCTCCGCTCAATGATGGATAATTCCAACTGGTCCAAGGACTCAGAAAAATTCATTATAAAGGTGCGTGATACACTAATTCTCCTTGCACTTGAACAAGGAAAGCACGTTATAATAGATGACACTAACCTCGCCCCTAAACATGAGGTACATATCCATGATCTTATCAGAGGCAAAGCAGAATTGGAAATTAAGGATTTCACAGACGTCTCAATTGATACCTGCATCAAATGGGATTTAAAAAGAGCCAACTCCGTAGGTGAAAAAGTAATCCGAAACATGCACAATCAGTTTTTAAAACCTGAAAATGAAATAATTGAGTTTATTGATGGCCTTACATCTGCAATTATCTGCGATCTGGACGGAACACTAGCAAATTTGAACGGACGAAACCCGTACGACGCTTCAAAATGCGATAACGACCTTCTTAATCACGTTGTCGCTGGGATTATAAAAGGAAAAACTGTCATTTTCATGTCTGGACGTGAGGATAAATACAGAGCCCAGACTGAGTTTTTCCTGTCAAAACATGGAATAGAATACGTGGGCCTATTTATGCGTGCAACTGGCGATTCCAGAAAGGATTCAATTGTCAAACGAGAACTTTTCGATGCAAACGTCCGTGGAAGATACAACATAGAATTCGTTCTGGACGACAGAAATCAAGTGGTAGAAACTTGGCGCCAAATGGGTTTAATATGTTTACAGGTTGCAGAAGGAGATTTTTGATCTAATTAATAATAAAATGTTTAAAGTATATCAATACTCGACCGGGAAGCTTATCCCGTCTTTCAACGGAAAATCATTTTCGTCGATTGAAGATGCGCAGCAAAATATAAAATGGTGGTTTGAAATGAGAAGGAATAATCAATCTGCTCAGTTTGTAATTGCTTCCAATGATAGGATAGTTAAACTTTTAACCGTAGCAGATCTATGAACGCCGTCAATAATTTTCAACAAATAAGATCTTTGCTAAACTGGGAATCTGACGGTGATTATTACTACTGTCAATTGATCCTCCGGAAGAAGGATGGCGCGACTACTTTTGGGAATAAGAATAACAGCGCCAGACTGATAAAAACGTATTGCTTTTTCAACTTTGAACAGTTTGATCAAAAGCAGGATGAGATAATTCAACTATGTGAAGAATTCAAATGTAGGGCTGGAATATCTTTGAATAAAAGGAATGAAGAGAGGATAACTTTGGAATTGTTAAAGCAAATAACAGAAAGAATAATATCCAAAAACCACATTGGCATTAATGGAATTCTAAATTCCGCAAACGGACAGCAGACTAGTAAAGACAGGTTTTGGCTTATAGATTGTGATTCCCCAGAAGAAATGGCCATTGCGTCACAAATTTTGTCAGATGAATCTATCAAGCCTGATGGAAATAAAATCTTAACCACGATTCCTACCTATGACGGATTCCATTTGGTGACTAATAAATTCGACGTTATGTATTTTAACAAGCTTTGCCAGGAAAAAGGCATATCCGTTGAGATTCATAAGAATAATCCGGTGGCGCTGTATTATCCAAGCAAATGACACTATTCATTAAAATTTAAGAAAAGGCGGTAGATTTAACTATCGCCTTTTTTTGTTTTGAATTGTTTTATAACCGTTTAATAAATTTTATCAAAAATATTACAATACAACTTTGTAATATCACATTTTTTTATTTACTAGCGAGCTCACGTTTTAATTACCCTTCCAATATGACTAAAAAGTGTACTAAAATAAGCCTGGAATACGAACTATATCAATTACTTTTAAACAAAAAGAAGGCCATAACTGAACCTCAAATTATTCTTGAAGACAGGGAGGGTAATTGGAGTAGATATCGGACATCCATTGAACATGACTCAGATGATGAAATAATTTTTGAAGCGGATAAGAAAAAAAGAGAAGCAAAATATGGATTAAAAATATTTATTAAATATTTTATAGATAGTCCAGCCTATTACTTTGATTCGGATGGTCCTTCACATTTTAACAATGACGGAAATACAAAGTTAGACCGAACTCAAATTAAGACGCCTCATATTAATTACTATGATTCCAACGGTGTTAATAGAGCTTTAAGAGACGACTTTATTGATAAAAATGAAGAAAATCTGCAAACAGATATTAACTTTGGAATGAGTTTTTTCTGCAAATACATTAATACTAATCAAAATACCATTATTCCACAAATAATTCAAAGTAAGCAATTGGGAATGTTTCCCGATGAAGAAATTGATTTACATTCTGGAATTACGTTCGACAATGAAGACTGATCTAACCGGAATTTTCAGGAATGTAAAATCTCAATTTTGCAATCTGATTGACTATAAAATTCGAGGTAATACTATCGAAATAATAACAGCTGTAACAACATTGTCTAATCACTATGTTTCCGTATTTATTAGTAAAGAGGGGGAAAAATTTGTGATTTCAGATGGTGGATGGGTTGATAGAGATTATTATAATGATATTCATGTTCCGGGGGAAGAAGATATTAATGTGCGAGTAGAAGATCAAATTAGATTACACTACGGCATTAAAATAGCTACCCATAAAGACGGAACTGTCTACAATTACAAATCCACGGACGACGAAGACCTAATTGCTTTAATGGTGTTTGAGGTTAGTAATTTCATAAGTCTTCTTTCGAACAACCAGTCAATATCTTATTTAGAAGAAAAATCAATTGCTGAAAGAAAGAAATTCTCTACAGAGGTTAACGGTTTTCTTAAGCAAGCATTTGGAGGAGACTTGGAGCTCAATGACTCATTGTCGGTTGATAATGAAGAGTTGAATAATGTTAAGTTTAATGCGATTATACGAAAACCATCCCAAACTTATCTGGTAATGTATGTCACTGGCTACCATACCAGAAATTTTATTGGTAGCGCAAGTGAGGCGATTGTTAACTTCCAATTATCCAATAAATATACATCTGCAAAGAATTTTAGTAAGACAGCGATAATAAACAACCAGGCTAATGGCTTTAATCCCTATAAAGTAAACGACTATCTTCAAGAGTTAACTAATATTACAAACCATAAGTTAATTGAGTTTTATGATGATCGTGATTCTATTTTTAAACTGATACCGCAGAGAGCGTATTAGTTAAATGCTTATTATACTAATATCAGATTGAAAAATTATTGCCCCGCTACCTTCTAAGTAGTAGGGCAATAAAATAATTTCAATATCTATTTTATCAGCCCCCAAACTCCCGATTAAAATTAGAATCTAATAGATTTAGCTTGTCGAGTTTTTTACTAATATCAACCAGTAAAACATTGTAGCTGGTATTATGAGCAATTGCTGTTAATTGAAAAAGCGAGTTGCGGAGAATTGTATTTGAATCTGCCTGGGTGATTCTAATGGCATTTATGGATCCGGCTAAAACGGAAGCAGTTTCCTGTGATACCCCTTGAATTGATCCTTGTAATGGATCGGCTGATGATCCAGAAGATACACCGAATACATTTTTTAGCCCATATTTTTCCATTTCCTGGTTAATTAACTCTAAGCCTTCAGTGTAATCCTTTACACCTTGCTTAACATCCCCATTTGCGAAGAACTCACCAAGGTCATCAACAATTGTACCATCTCCACCAACTCCATATGAAGCCACCATACTTTTCTCTAAATCTTTGAATTTTTGAGAGAAAATAGAAGTAAATAAAAGTTTTGATGCCATATCGGCAATTACATCACCAACCGCCTTCCCGAATGCCAGTGCAGCGTCCGTTCCGTCGCGGAAGGATCCAACCAAAGCATCTCTAATACTGTCGCCTAACATTCCAGTCAACTCAGAAAGTCCTTCTAGTATTTGAGTTTTTGATTTATCTAGCTCATCACTGTAAGAAATTGTAGTTTCAAGCAATTCTTTTGTTTTATCATCAACCTGACCTGTTGCGATAAGAGACTTTGCCATAGCAACATTTAAGCTCTCCCATCCATCCACACCTTTTAATATAAGATCAGGATATTGTTCAAGTAGATTACCAAAAATATCTTTCTTTTTCTTAGCAAAAAGCCCACTAATCGCCCCTACTGCACCGCCAATCACCGCTCCGACCGCTGCTGTTGCAACGCTAAATAAACCAACACCAACAATACCTCCAATGACAGCACCTGCTGCGGCACCTGCTCCGGCTAACTGCCCAACAGACTTACCATCAACAACATTTTTTTGTCTTACTTTTGCTTGTCCATCATTTAGCCTGTCAATTGCTTCCTGATATTTTTTTTGAGCATCTTGATATTGAGCTACCCCGGCTTTAATTTTAGCCTCTATATCATTATTGAAAATACTATCTTTCCCTGCATATGATTGACCAATTTGCTGATTAAGTGCCAGTTGGTAATCATTTTCAAAACTAATACGTGCAAGAGCAAATGCCTTTTCCTCTTCATGACGCTTTTTTGAGGCAGATACCAAAGCGCCGACAATTGTTATAACACCCTGAATTGCCGCAGCATACTGGTTCATGCTGGTAGTGCCATCCTTATTCGTGGCGAATGCCTGCTTTATGTTTCCGTACTGCCCCGCTAATCCGGATAAAGCAGAACCAACGGAACCAATTCCGCCACCCATCTCCTGTAATACTTCGCTTAATTGCCCGATAGCACCGGCAATCATATCCCATCTTTTTATACTTTTGGCTTTGTAATTTTCTTCAATATTTTGAAGAGTTTCCAGGTGCTGACGGTATTCTTCGGATTCTTTATCCAGATTTTTAGTGAATTCGTCAAAATCTTTTCTTGCCTGAATAACTTTATCTCTGCTTATTTCATCATTTGAAAGCTTGGCTATTTTAGCAAATTCCTTGAATTCCTTAGATTTTTCAGCGACAAGAACATCCTGATCTTTATTAGCTTTTATTTCATCCTCATTGATCTGATTTAAAGCCTTGATGTAAGCTGCGCCTTTTTCTTTCCCGTAACGTTTTTCAAGTTCAATCCGCAGATCTTTAAACCGGTTTTCGATTTCAAGACGCTTTTGCTCGGATCCGGCAACTTCTAAAAGATATTGTCGAAAATTGTCTTTTCTTTGTGCTGATGCTTCATTGAGTTGCTGCTGTGTGTTTTTACGCTTCAACACAGAATCAGGCGACATATCAGTTGTGCCTAACTCGGACTGAACAGCTTTCAGCCTTTCAATTTCATCTGTCAAAGAAGTCGCAGACGTCCTGATATCATCTAGCCTTTTCTGAAACTTTTCCAGCGGGGTTTCTGCACCGGTAACATCCGAATACTCAACCTTTAATTTCACTAACTTTTCCTGCTCCTGTCCGGTCAACGAATCAGGATGAAAAGATTCAAATTCGTTTATTTGTTGCTTCAAATATTCGGCATAAGATTTACCTTGCGAGATCAGTCCGTCGAATTGCTCATTAGCCGCTTTCGCTCCAAGATTATCAACCCAAAGCTGATACTGGACATAAATCTTCTTCTTTTCTTCTAATTCTTCATCGAATGAGATGACTGCCAATTTTTTTCGGGCGTTAGCCGCATTCTTTTCAGCATCGGCAAGTATTGCCTGTTGTTTAGCAATTTGGCCTGTGTTGCTAACCGGTGTCTTTTCAAGTATTTCTTTTGATTTGGAAACTATGTAATCCCAATACGCAGCAGATCCATAGGGGCCCGATTTATCTGCCTCTTTTGCAGCCGCTTTACTTTCCTTGGAAATAGCTCCGGTAATCCTCGCTTTTTGCTTTTCAAGGTTATCAATATCCGCTTGAAGTTTCTTAAACTCTGTACTCGAAGATGCTGTTTGTTGAGCATCTTTTTTTGCTTTTATTTCTTCATCATAAGAAGCTACTGTTTTCTTGATAACCTTTTGTGTATTATCCGAAGACTTTAAACTAGCAGCGTCGGCGGACTGCAAAGCAGTTACACGTTCCAGGATTTTCTTTTGAAGTTCGCCTTCGCTTTGAACAATCTGTTTATTCGCTGCTATTGTATTCTGAGCCTGAATCTTAGCGAAATCAACTCCTGAAATAGCAGATCCAACCGCATTCCCGGCCGTCGCTGCCGCGCCAAGTATAGTTGATACAATTCCTGTATCCTTCTTGCCATTTTTAGCATCAAGTTGTCTTTGGATACTTTGATCAAGCTCGTTTTTAAGCGTATCTGTTTCAATTTGACGTTTCCTGGCTTCGATATATCCATTAATTACCTTCGTGCCCTCAGAGGTAGCAATATTTTCGAGCGTCAGCCCATTTAAGAGCTGTGGATGAATGGATATTAATTCTTTGAGCTTATTATTTCTGTCTTCACGGGAAGCATTTTCATTTTTTATCTGAGCAGTTAATACTTGAATCTTTGCATTTTCTCCGGACAATGATTGCGATACAACATTATTCACATCAGCTATTCGTTGCTGTGCTTTTTCTGCTTGTGTGGTAGTATCGCGGAATAAAGCAACAGCAGTAATCAGTCCGACAAGTGCGGCTCCTGCTACAACGTAAGGATTTAAACCGGTAACTAAGTTGAATAATGCCTGAGCATCAGCAGCAGACTTAATTGTTCCGGCCAATTCAAAGAATAACTTAACAGGCCCAACGCTGGCAGCTATGGCTTGAACTGCGGCGGTCGCGACAATAGCAGCTTTATATGCTCCGTAGGTTGCAACAAGAACTTTCAGTACATCAAGTATTGGTTCGTAATTCTGAACAAGTGTAGTTGCGAATCCAATACCTGAAGCAAGAAGCCCTTCTTGACTTTTACCAATATTATTAAATGCCTGCTCAACGGAATCCTCAAAGTTGGAATAGAGCCCGGTAAGGGATTTGCTTTGCTTCTCCATTAGGCCGGAGAACATACCACCTGACTGGGTAAGCGTATTTATTGCTTTCTCAACTTCCGGGAATCCAACTTTTCCAGCTTCGACTAAATTTTTCACTTCAGATTCCGCAACTCCAAATTGATCAGACAAGAGCCTGATTAGAGGAATCCCTCGACCTACGAACTGATTTAAATCGGCAGAGAATAACCTGCCTTGTGTTCGGGTTGTACCATATAGATAAGTAAGATCATTTAAAGGAATAGAAAGTCCCGATGCGATATCACCAAGTTTTGTCATAGTCTTGGTAACATCTTCACTTGCCACACCATAAGCAAGAAGCTGCTTGGCTCCGGTTGCAACCTCTTTTAAATTAAATGGCGTTGTAGCAGCAAGCTTAACGACGTCTGCAAATAAGGCGTCCGACTTGGTTTTATTTCCAAGCATCGTCTCAAATGCAATTTCAAGCTGCTGAAATTCTCCCCGGACCTGTATTAATTTCTGAGGAAGTGTAGCAAGCTGAGTAAATGCAAATGCACCACCTGCAAGTGTCGCAAGTTTACCAAACGCATCATTGACTTTTGTTGACTCGGTCGCCGCAGTATTAGTAAGCGCACGAATACGATTTGACATATCTTCAATGGCCGCATTGAATTGAGAATTCAATATTGTAGCCTCAAAAGAAAGGGCACCGTTGTTATTATTCATTACCTGGGGAGATTATTTTGGTAATTCATCAAAGAGTTAATTAGCCCATCATGAGAAACAGTCTTATCGGATTTTGAATTAGTGTCTTTATCACTTCCTGACTCGTATGAAGGCTGATCAATGAGCATGCGCATGACAATGGCATATGGAATTTTCCAAAGAATATAATCCAGGGGCCATCCGAAATGTGCGCATATAGAACCGCGTGATCCATGAAGACTTTTTAGTCCTCGCTGTTTGTCTCTATCAGCTGCGGTTTTGTGGTCCTTGCTGTCCTGAGGTATCTGATAGAGTTGGTAAAATCCCCGTAATTAGCCATCGTATTGATGATGGTCGTTAACTGGAGTAACTGCTTCGGCGTGATTCTCATAAAGAAATAACCAGCAAGAAAATTTACCAGGAATGGATAAAATGGACTGTTATTTAGCCAGGCAATGGCAACGATCTTTGCGCATCGATATGCGTGTGCTTTGGTTAAATTCTTTACTTCATGAAGCGGATTTATATTAATCAATTCTTCATCAAGATCAAGATTGATATACTCGCCACTGAGCCTGTCCATGACACCTAATGGAAAACTCGTAATGGTGAAAGATCTTGTTTTACTTTTACTAAACCAGCCCGTAAATCTTTTGGTCACAGTAAAGAACATACCATTGTTATTGATGATATCGAGTTCTTTTTTTTCCGCCAATAGCGGATCGAATTCTGTTTCTTCCATAGTGTGTATTCAAAAAAAGCCTCGGCTAAGAGGCTTTTTTTTATAATTTTAAGTGTGTTTTTTTGATTAAGCTACCACTACTTCCGGCCCAAATTCCCAAGGCGATGTTAATGCCTTTGTTGGCTGCAAAACAGACAAAAGAACATCGACAAGATAAAGCCCATCTTTTTGTAGGTTGAAATTTGCTTTTGCTGAAAGTTGGGTACGGATTAGTGTAATAATCTTACCCTTCTTTGGGACGATCTTAACAGACTTTTCGATGGTTACAGCTTGCAATGGCGCTTTCCATATCTTATTTGCTTCGGTTGTCCCTGTTACAGTACCTCCAAACAATGCCACCATGTCATCGGATGTGACGTTCATTAAAGAAATCATCATGGTCAATGCACCTGGCGTTACGTCCTTATCCAATGGCTGATCCGATTGGATAGACATAAAGTCTTTGGTTGTTGCGTCAGCCTGGGTTAAGGCCGCAGTTGAATCGGCATATATTGCTCCGATTGAAGTGAAGGCGGTAGCAACCCCACCATCAACAGCGATGGTCCCAATCTGGACATCACTGGTACCTCTTGTTACTCCCATTATAGTGTGTGTTTTAAATTTTAATGTGTGTGATTATTCCAGATTTTCAAAAATGAAATTTATTCTGATATTCATATAGTGTTGATTAATCTCCGGTTGTCTGATTAATGCTGTGCTGGCGATATAAAGGCTAAAATCTGAACCATATATATTGTTAAGAATAGACTTTAAAATCTCAACAAGTGTTTGAAGCCTGGATTCATTGGGAACAAAAAATGGTTTATTTGCTGGTCCTTGCTGCAAATCGACAACATGAATATTGACATTAGAAACTCCTTTTTGAAGACTACCGTCACTTAATGCAATTGTATTGACAACGATATCCTCCAACTTTGAATCGGCCGGTCTCACACTTTTATAAATGCTACCGGTAATGGCATACGCAAGCGTGGGATCACTCTTTAAAATCTTAAATATCTCAGTTGACTGATCCAGCGCTGTTTTCATTTCATTGCTTTAATTTTCGCTAACATCTTCGCTTTTAGTTTCGGGAATTCCGATGATGCAAGCATTTCAGCAGACGTTAACACATCGTAACCCATCGATTCAACGGCTGCCGCATAATCCATTCCGGCCACTACGATCAAAGCATATCCTTTTCCGGCGCGAGATGACAGTTCATCAGCTAACTGTCTTCCGGTTGCCGCACCTAGCTTCGAATCAGGGAAATAGTGACTGTAAACAACTCCATTAACAATAAGTACATAACCGATCGATGCCCGAAGATTTCCTGTCTGATCCTTGTAAGTATCCAGCGACCTGGCATGATTTACAAGTTCTTCACCTAGCGCCTGAAGTTGAAGGATAATCGCGCGATTGATTCTCTGGTACCTCTTTTCAAGCTCTCTCCTGAAATCAGCCGCGGTAAACTTGGATTTTACACCCATAATTTTGAATTCAGCTGCTTGGTTTCAAATCGTTTCACAACACCTTCAAGCTTAATATGCCCTTCCAATTCCACTTTTATCTTTGTCCCTCGGGCAATTTCCGTTGTTCCCTCAGGCATAAGAATCAAATACTCATATACATAAGCATTTCCGTCCGTGACCGTTATGTAAGAACCATTTCCATTCTCCTTGCTTCTGCAAATACCAACTTTTACCCATTCAGCAGCTTGTGGAATCCAATTTCCATCTGCATCCTGTCCGCCTGGACTTGTCTGGATATATTGAAACAATTCGTATGGATATTGAGCGAACATATTACCAGAGATTTGAAGCGTTTCTGATTTTTGGACCGTTTCCAAACTGATCAATCAATTCTTTGCATCCACTCTGCTTTGCAAGGGAAAGTAAAGAACTTGCGAAACTGGAATCAGAATATTGAATCGTGAAACCATCTTCTGAAATTGACTTGACTCCTTTATCCGTTTGAATTTCATTAATTGCCAAACCATAGATCAAGCATTTGTTAGTAGGATAATATTCCTCGGAAGGATTTAATCCAATTAGTTCGGCAGCAATACTTAACCTTTCATCAGAAAGTTTTGCATTGCTGCCGATCAAATGCTTTATGAGCGCAAGGTTTGTCATTCTGCTTCATTAGTTTTGGCGCCTTCATCGGCCGTTTGGCTTTTATCCTCCGCCTGTCCAGATCCAGAATTTGCTTCGGATCCTGAACTTTCTTCACCTTGATTATCGCCAGAATCCGCTTGTTCTTTATCAGAATCGGCTTTTGCTTTAATCTCGGTTTTCAAAGGAGGTTCCACTAACCCTCTTGAAACCAAACTTTCAAGTACACTTTTTTCAAGGTGACTGACATCGCTACCGACATAATGAATCTTATTAAAATCGGTGCGATCGCGGAATTCATCTTTAACAATGAAACCTTGGTTTTCAACAACATCCTTTTTCTTTCCTGCCATTACGCTTGAACAGTTTTAGTGTCAATCGTGTAAATCTGATCTACATTTGAAATCACCGGAAGTGATCTCGACTGAGAATTCGTATACTCAGCAAGTGAAGGACGGTTCGTTCTGAATTTCGACACCTGGATATAATTGTCCGCCTTTTCATAAGACACACCTGCAACCGGAGAGTTTTCCTCCGCTAAACGAGCATAGACCAAAGATCCAAGTACACCAGCCGGAGCAAGAACAACGCGACCTTCTGCCCATGGCTTGTAAGAAGATGTTTTTCCGTCGATTTGGTAACGAATTGAACGGTCTACCAGAACCACATCCAGACCAGTGATTGCCTTGAAAAGAGCGACAGCGGCATCTTGCCCAGGTGTGGGCTTAACTGTACCCAAATTACCAATAGATATAGCATAACGGTCTTTAAAGGCCGCACTATTCATCAGGTTTTTAAGTGCGAATTTATCAAGGTAAGCTACCTGTGGTGAATTTCCGTCACCATTGGCTTTATCCTTTACTCTGTCGATATCGGCAAGAGGATCAGCAGTAGAAGGGCTTGACCAAAGGATGTTGGCACCAAATTTGTTTTCGGCATAATACCCATAGTCTACGCGAATACCGGCGCCAACGTTTTCAGAAGCAATCTCTGCAACACCTTCAGAAAACCCACGAAGAAATGTACCTTCATTCGTTTCGTACTGACCAGCAATAACAGCTTTGGTATGATTGAATAGATTTTTTACAATCTGCCCCTCAGTGCCGCCAATTGCAATGGTAGTTTGAATATCGGTCAGTTGTTGTTCGTTCAACCAACGCTCAATACCAACCTTTGGAATCTTACCGCCCATTGCACTTGTTCCGCCGGATGTTTTGGTCGGAACAGGTGAATCCAAAGCGATATAATCGGCTCTTACGAACTGATTTTGTTCAGAAACCGTATCCCACATACCAGTAACAGAGAAAACCTGCTCGGTTAATTGCGTATGCAGATATGGTAGCGGGTTTTTAGTCCCGTTCAACTCCTGAACATATCTTAGGACTACCGGCTTGAACCATTTTTTAACGTAGTCCGGAAATAATGACTGTTCCATTCTTTAAAATATAAAAGTGTGTGTGTGATTATATTGGCGATTTCAGCTTATCAGGCTTGATCGCTTGTCCACCGTATACGGTTAGCCGTTGCTGTATTAAATGCAGCTTTGATGCTGGCAACCGCGAATGGTGAGGCTACTTCATTAACTGCTCCATGCACCAAAATACCAGCAAACGCAGCTGATGCTTCGATGGTCGCAATCAGAATACCCACATATTCATGTCCCGAAGGAAGTGCCGTATAGGCAGATGCAGCTCCATCTGTTTCGGAAACAAAAACTGTAAAACCAGATCCGGCTGTGCCGATATTTGCAGCAGCAGCACTTAGACTATCGCCATATTTATACCCGGTTCCCGCAGTTGTTAAAGTCGCACTGATCACTGAGCCTCCTGCAACTACAATAGTCGCCTTTGCTCCACTTCCTGTCCCACCTGTAAGTGTTACATTGGAATAGGTACCAGCATTTACATACCCAGTGCCCGCAGTGATTGCACCCAGCTTCACAATTGCTCCGGCTATTGAAACCGGCATTGGCTTGTGATCAGCAGTTGTAGAATTTTTGATGATGACATGGCCTGCTTTTAAGACATGCAATGGATATCCATTAACGTCAAGGGATCGGCCACCCTTTAAACTTTCGAGCATTTCGACGATTACGATGTTATCGTTTTCAGTCGAATAATTTTTTCGATCGCGATTTAAACTTACTACGGACATGATTTCTGATTTTAAAGTGCACCAAAGATGCTATCAACCTCCTCCTTGGAGGCTTCTTTTCCAGCACCACCTCCAACAGGAGTAAATGGACGACCGGATTGTCCCAAACCAAGATCTGAAAGCTTTTGAGACGCCTGGGAAATTTTTGCTTCCGTAGCAGTCACATATTCTTGAAAAGCTTCATCTGTTTCAAATTTCGAAGGATCGAAATTATCAATGTATACATCCTTTAAAATAGGATTGAAGTCTTTCAGCTTCGTTTCAAAGATTTGTTTCCTTGATTCGCTTGTTTTGCCCGATTCGATAGCTGCCAGTTTATCTGAAAGTAACTTGTTGGCCTCTAACTGCGCCTTGTTGCTTTCAATTAACCCTTTTGCCCATTCCGGCACCTCATTGGAATCTTTTGATTTATCCTTGCCGTTTTCAGAACTGCCCCCGGCGGAAGATTCTTTTTCTTTTTTAGCTGCCTCCTCTTTTTCGTCTTCTTTTTCCTTATCCTTTGCAGCGATTTCAGCAGCAGCGATTCGGTTAATTTCGGACTGGAAAGCTTTTAACATTGCACCGACCCCGTCAACAGCCTCGTCGATTTCGGTTTCTTCTTTAACGCTTTTCTCGAGATATTCAAGAACCACATTAATTGCTTTCTGGCTGTACCCAAGTGATTTGTACTTATTTACAAGCGCTAAGCGTAATTTCTCTTTCATGAAGAATTTGATGTGTGTGTGTAGTGTCAGGACAAAACTATAAATAATATTTTATACTTACAATATAAATATATTTTTATCTTTGTTGGGTAAAACACATACACACTATGAAGAACTTAATTTTTGCTTTAATTGGAATACTATATCTGGGAAGTGCTCGTGCTCAGGTTACTGTAACCTTTCCTGCGGGAAATATTGCCAGCGAAGAATGGGTCAAATCTCTTGTCACCAAAAAGATAGATTCATTGTCAACGGTGCATTCGAATGGGACTAAAAATATTCCGGATTCAGTCGTTCCTTTGCCGAACTGTTTACGGGGGCCAACGATTCAATCGATTACCTTCGACACCATGACTGGAATTTCAATACTGTTTGACGGAAAGGATGTCTTTGGATTGGATTATCTTCTACTAGGGCCGATTTATGAAATCGTGACGAAAGGTTCTTTGAAGCCAACGAGTAATATCATTAAGATAGGATATCAAAGCCTGCCCCCTGGGGACTACCACCTGACGGTAACTGCAAATACCTGCACCGGGAAAGATTCAAAAGACTTTACCATTAAGAAAAAATGAGAAAGTACTTTTTAAGTCTGCTACTACTTGTAGCAGCCCTTCCGATATTCTCTCAATCTGTAATAACCTACCCTTCTTCCGGCAATATCGCAACAGAAGAATGGGTTCAGAACTATCTATTTGATCAATTAGAGAAATACAATATCTCTGATTGTGATCTACGTATTGACACCATCGTTCAAGAGGGCTCTGCTATTGAAATAGGATTAACCGTCTCGCTTCAAAACCTGAACAACTATTCAATCAGGATTGTAAAGGGTGAGCAAACGTGGTTTTGGAACGCGGTACCCTATACTGTTGGTGAAAGGATGCGTATCGAAGGTGTTCCACGGCTTGATTCAGTCAGAATAACAATCAGGCCTACCTTGCACCCTACATGTTACGTGGGTTTCAATTACAATCTGGGAGGTGGGGATAACCCTGATCCAACGGACCCAACAGATCCTTCGAATCCAAATCCTACGGTTCCGTGCGCATCAGGACCTACTTTGCTGACAATTACCAATGTTCAGGCAACAGCGCTTACTGCTACTTTTCACGGAAACGGGGTATTTGAAGTATTGTGGAGAATTAAAAATGGAGCAGGAGCGACAATTCGAAGTGGAAATCTAACGCCTACCTCGTCAACTTTAAATTTCACTTACAGCGCAATTCCGTACGGAAATTATACACTTGATTTAATAGGAACGAGCTGTATAGGTTCCAGTAGCAAAACGTTTGTTTATCAGGATCCCGGAGGAATAGACCCAGGAACTCCGCCTGTTCAGAATAACGTAATTCCTGCTTTTTCACAGGTTCCGAAGTTACTTGTTACAATTTCAAATGTAAATGGTGTTTATTCTGATAATACCGCTGACGATTACCAAGAATCTGGCATAACCTACCGTAACGCTAACGGCCGGAAATATAGGGCCCTTTACTGGTTAAATGAAGTTCCTTGGAAAAATTCAGATAATTCGATTAAATCATTTAAGAATGTTACTATTCCAAACGGTATTCTTCTTACGGTAAGGAAAGAATATGCTGACGTAAATTGGGCCGGTTCTAATTCTCATACCGATTTCAAGAACAGAGGCTGGGATATTTGGCTTCACGCAAATGAAAACCCCAACGCAGACGGTTCTTGGTTGCTTGCCACGGCTGTTACGCAGATAACGACAAATAACGGGGTTGATTTAAATACAGGCTCTTTGGTTCGGGATAATAACCCTTCGTGGTTAGATGCTAGTAAATATGTGCCTCAATTCTATTTCAACCCTTCCAGTTACTCACCAGATAAGCCAGTTACATTACATGCTTTTCCGGCTGGAAATACAGCGCAAGAAACAGCAGACCATTTGTCGGCCGGAGGTATTAATCACCTTTGGTGGCAAAACCTTCACGGAGCCGGTATTTACACAAACGGAGCTCCGACTCCAGGGGTAGACACGCATGGTATTTTACCTTCTTTCAACCTTTCAAGTACTGATTATTATAATATAATCAAAGGTGTTTATGGGATTGAGCTTACACCGTACGGTGGTCAAGCAACTTGCGAACAGGCCCGCACTGTTGCAGATGGTATTTTTATTTGCGAAGGCTGCGTTTATACGGATGAATTTACAGAAGGGTTGTACCCGCAATTTGCACCTTCGAGGGAATGTTTTTACCAACGATTTAATGAAAGAGTAGCGGCGCTTGGATATACCAAAGTTCAGTTACTTGGTGATTATGGTTATGGATCTCAAAATGTTGGGTTGAACGGGAAAGATCCTTTAGGATCCTATGCACTAAGTTTGACAAATTCTAATGTTGTAAATAACCTTGAAAATGTAGATGGATCCAATAATACAGGGTTTAAACAATACGCCCAGGGTGCATATAATTACCGTGGCACTGTAATCGGTGATTACTACGCTATAACTGGTCTTTCTCCTGCAAGGGGAACAGCGAAATTCTGGGAAGCATTGGTTACTATAAATGCGACGCCAAACAAAGCAAAAATGTTGTTCGCTACCGACCTTATGCAGTCAAATGCACACGGGGCGGATGTTCCTTATAAAGATTCGGGAACCCTTTTGGCGAATGGAAGTATCAGTTACGATTACCCTGATACGCCCGCCGAAATAATGAAATTTGACGCGTTCTTTTCGCTTTTGGTTTACGATTCATGGTATTATTGGCAAGCATTTGGAGCGAAAAAAGTAAGCGATATTGACTGGAGGCGCACGGGTATTTGTCTTGATGCCGGGGTGGTTGGTAGTAGAATGTATGCCCGGTTAATCCCTACCCTAAACCAGGCTGGAAGACAAATTTATGCCTGTGATTACACAGCAAATGGCGTGCCTTTTACCAGCTCAACAACAGAACGGAGGTTGCCTATAAAAGGAGTTCCACGTTACGACAACCGCTATTTCAATGAAGCGTTAGCAGCAAATAAAGGAGTTGCGCTTTGTATTCCAGGAACCAAAAAAGCATTTTTCTATTATAACACAAACATTGATCCTTCTGTAATAGAAACCGTGATTATAACTTATAACGGTGTCCAATTCAACCTGGGTCAAGTGGCTGGAAGTACAATGGTGGTGGCTTACGAACCTTGATTAACAGATAACATACACACTTTTTAATGAAAAGATTAACCGGAATAATAATTTTATTACTTGTTCAAAGTTTATCCTTTGGGCAAGTAAATGTTCACATAAGTAACGGAGGCCGTGCAGCAACTCAGGAATGGGTAAAGGTCTACCTGGAAACTCTGCTGAATCGTATAGAAGCTCCTGTTGACACTGGCGGAGTAACTACTCCTCCTTCGCCTATTTGTTCAGGTCCAAATATTCAGTCTGTTTCTTCCACAAGTCCAACAGGCCTGACTTTCACCTGGTCAGGTTTGAATGTTCCGGATATTGTATGGACTGTAAGTAATAGCACTGGTATTCTTCGTACAGGATCGGTTAATTCATCAAATCCGACCCGCAGCATTATTTACAATTCAATTGGTTATGGTACTTTTTCTTTTAGTATTAAAGGAATTGGATGCCCTACAACTCCTGCGCCTGTAAGTTTCACTTTAGAAGCTCCCCCGGTTATTGTTTCTTCCGGAAGAAGAATTTATATGAATACATCAGGGTATGGATTTAGCGCATCTGACCCGTATGGTATCGATCAGGATTGGAGAAAAAGAATAGAAGCATTTACAAGCCTGAATTATAATGGTGTTACGTTTTCTGGCATCAACGGGGTAAGGCTATGTATGAAGTGGATGGACTATGAGCCTTCCCAGGGTTTATATAATGATGCAAAGTTGATTGCGGCAATAAATTATTGTAAAAGCAAAGGCCTCAAATTAGCTATCTGCGTATTTCCTCTTAGAATAGCTACCGATGGATTCATTCCGGAGAGCGAGCGCGCGAAAGGATCTGGCGGGACAATATGGATAACAGAAATCGATAAGATAACGCTGGCACCATATAGCGTCATTGCAAAGTCAAAGTTCAGGGCTATGATAAAACATCTAGCTTCAATAATGGCTCAGTATCCCAACGACACGGATTATATATCTATGGGTTATGGGAATAGTGAAGAATTTTGGAACCCGATTGTACAGACCTACGCACCATCAGCTTTCAGTGAGTTAACCGGATATTCTGACGTAGATAGATCAGCATGGGCAACTTATGCAGCGGCCAATGGGCATGCAGGTTTAGCGCCACCAGTTACTCCAAACATTGCTAATGCATACGATACTGGGTATTTCTGGACTACTGAAAATGGCAAATTATGGTATGATTTCATAACGGATGGATTAGTAAATCTTCATGCGACATTCCGAGATGCAGTGCATGAGGGCGGGGTAAAAGCATGTGGATTCTATGCCGACGCAGGTGGTGCGCAATCAGCCTGGTACATGACTTACCGATTGAACAAGATATTTGCCGGATGCGATGTGATGTATTCATCCGAAGGCGCAAATAGGTATGATCTAGGTACTAAGCTACTTTCAGCTGATGTAAATCTTGGCACCTTCCCCAACGCAGAAGCTGGAATTGAATTTGACCCCGAAGATCTTTCAACGGACGGATCTACCAATTACGGGAATAATACCGATTCTGGTCATTTACTCGAATACGGTTCTTCATTCTTTAAGCGAGGCGGCAAGATTATACATTTCGCCTTGGCTTATAGTTTTGGGGAAAATGGCACGAATAATAATATCATTCAATTAGCTCCGGCGCTTTGGGTGCTTCAAAATGACTATGTCAAGTCTACAACGATTCCACCGATTACCTCAGTGCCAACCATTACTTTTCCGATAACAAGTTTTTCAGGTGATCAGGGATACCGGTCACTATGGTCTTCAAACGGTGGCGGCACAGACAAACAAGTAAGGATAAAAATAGAATAATATTAAAATTTATCATGAAACCAAACTTTAAAAAGATCCTGATTGCAGGCGGAATTGTACTGATAAGTATTACTTGTTTTGTGCTTTACGTCCAATTTAAAAGACAAAATCAAGCTCCAAAACAGCCAATTGATATTGCTTTGGACAGTGCAGACTATTGGAGAAAGGAGGTAATCAAGGCAGATAATAATTTAAAAGATGCACAACAAAACTTAAAAATTCATGAAGGAAACATTGACAGCCTGGCAAAAGATATGGCCACCGATAGTTTTGCTATGGTTATCCGTCGCAGCGTGCTACGGGCAAGAGTCAAAAGTGATATTAGAGCAGGTGAAATACGTGACAGCATTAGAAGACAGCACCCTTAAATTCGAAGCTTTAAAACCTTATGTCCGACAATTGCAAATCACACATAAACTTCAATCTGAGGCCTATGAATCAGAAAAACGTTCCCACATGTTCGACAACATCCTGCATGAATCAAAAGTGTCTGAATGCCAGACGGCACTTGACTCCGAAAAAGAGGCCGGGCGAAGGAAAGGCATTAAAGGAGCAATAATTGGAGCTGCTGCAATCACGCTGATTCGAGTTATTGCAAAGGTTGCCAGCCAATAAATACACACACTAACAAAGCAAAACTCACTACCAGCGTGGAGAATAATATTGATAAAATCACCGACTTAACCGAGAAAAAGCCTACCCAGGCAATCATCTACATGCTTCTTACGGCACTGCTATCTCTGTCGGGCGTCATCGTCTGGCAAAATAACAAATTAGGCAATAAGGATGAAGAAAAGGAAGTCGCAGTAGCCAATCAACTCACAGCCGACAGCAAAGAAATATCCTTTTGGAAAGATCTGTATAAGGATATGAAAAAGGAGAAAGATGATTGCAACAGCCTTGTTGTGGTGCGCACTGACGCAACTGCAATAAAGGATCAGGAAAGGATAAAATTTCTCGAAGAAAGCATAAAAGGAAGTATAAAATCAACCAAAAAGCAAGCGGTCAGCATTCAGAAGCTTTCCGAAACGATCCCAACTGTCAAAACACCAACTATTACTCCAAACAATCAAACCAATGAAAACTAAACATGTAACCTGGATAACTTTGTTGCCTTTGGCTTGCCTCGTTATTTTGCTGGCTATGGGCGTAAAATCTCAACAAAGTCCAACGCAGCAATTATCAAAAGTAGATTCATTGCAAATTCCTGCCGGTATTAAATTACCTGACAGCACTCAGATAAAGCTTGTTGTCAGAGCAAAACGACTGGATAAACTTGACAGCCTTCTTTCGCTCGATAGCATGTTAAAAGCCAGCAATGAAAGGGCAATCGTAAATGTCAAAAAGAAAATTGCACGATTTGAACAGTACCGCAAAACCCCAATAGTTGAGCTGATTCCAAAATCAAAGCCTTCCTTGGTCGTCAACCCACCGGTTCTTCCTGACTCGATCCCTTTTAAAAAAAAGCCGAAACGCTCAGTCTTAATGAGGATGAAGGACTTCATTAACAAGCCTTAAAGGCCGTCGGCGGAGACCCCGCCGATTACAAAATCATACACACAATTATAACAGAAATAATTAAAATGGGCATTGTCCTCTGGCTTTTAGCCAAAATACTTTCTAATCTTCTTTCCATACCCGCTTTCTTTCACACCATCGCAGGAGCAATCCGTTTTAAAGGTGGCTGGAATTACATCAACCGATCATTCCTAAATGCGGCCTACGCAGAAGATGTATATGGAAACATCGCATATGCGACTATGCTCAATGATCTGTTCATCAAAAAAGGCGGCTACCACTACGGTGCCCGGAATGAAACAATCAGCTCTGCCACTGGGAAAAACTGGGTGAACGGCAAACTAGCTTTTTTGGGCATGGGACTTGCCGGTACATTGAACCTGATTGATTATCGTAACTGGGAAAAAGGAGGACACTGCTGGGTTTCGATTCAAGGATGGTCTCAGTATGATTTCATTGGCAAGAGACCGCCACGACGTGTGCCGGTTTATTATACTGCTTCTTTTATCCTGCTTGCTTTCATCCTTCTTTTTGCCCTTTGGAAATTATCCATGTGGCTGATCATCATTCTTCACACACTACTATTTTAATGAAAACACAAAAAGAATTAATTGCGAAGCTCGGTAACCCATATACGGCTCTCAAAACGTTTGAGAAAAAATGGATGGAATACTGGGATATCCCAGACGACATCAACAAAGAAATTCCTGCCCTACCCAATAAGGTTTACATGAACTACCTGATCATCCAGCCTTTTGAAGACACGATGCGTGAGTTGATTGCGACTGGTCTTCACAAAGAAATTAAGACATGGGATGGATGCTTTAATGTTCGCACCAAACGTGGACAATCCGGGATTTCTGTTCATTCTTGGGGCATTGCGGTTGATCTGAATGCTGCATGGAATACTTTTCATGGAAAAGTTTCCTGGTCAAATGAGTTCTTGGATGTTTGGAGACGCAATGGCTGGATTTGTGGTGCGGATTGGTCGAAGGCATCCGTTGATGGGATGCATTTTCAGGGAGACAATTTTGTTCCTGCGTAATAGGCTTGTCTTCCTAGCAAATATTGATAACTTTGAATCAAGAATTAAAATAATTGAACAGGTGGCGAAAATAAACGCGCGATCGAGAGTGAGAACAACAACTGATATAGAAGATGTGATACAAATGCTAGCTGTTTTTACATCTGAAATTAAGGGCCGTTTGACTTGCATTAATTCATTGATCACTAACCAGATTTAGGATTAAAATTCAAACTGTAAAAAGTCTAGTCGGGTGTGGTGCCTGGTAAGTTCTCTTGAAGGTTTCAATCCTTCTCTGTTCATAATAAAAATGGCCGGAAGATAAATTCTTCCGGCCATTTTTATTTTATGAAACGTCAATTCTTTGCAATTGCGTGAAGAGTTCAAGAAACTCGATTGATATGAACTCAGGGAATTCCTCAAAAACGTCTTCTAAAATTTTCTTTTTAAAACCATCATTCTTGTATTCTGGCTTCTTAAAAAACGGAAATGCATCCTTAACTAATTCCTCTAACCTATGACCAGGGTAGTTCAAAATCCAGTTAGGAACCAAAATTTTAAAACCATTAATCATTTTACATTCTGAAAGACCTTCTACCAATAATTCATGATCTGCTTTTATTTTCAATAGTCCTGTAACTTTTTCACTTACTGTTTGCATTTGATCATTATCAATGCCTGATATTTTCGAAATTTTATCCGTTTCTTTAAAACCAATTTTTTCTTTGTCAATAACCTTTTCTAAAAGAAGAAATATTCCCAAAAAGAAAGGTTCAAAAAGATAATTTTCAATACTGTACCTTTTGTTCTCGCCTAACACTTTAATATTGTCATAACTGACATTCCCACTGTCATTATCGATTATTCCAGCGACATACTTGTTTCCAGCGCTTAATAATTCTTTTGTAAAACGTTTTACTTTTTCGCATCCACCATCCTCTTTTCCTGTTGACACAAAAGTCAAGGACACATCTTGCAGCAGCTTGTCGCTAATAAGAGAATATATTGAGTTATAAACTATAAAATCAATATTTGATTCAACAAATACTTGCCGTTTGTCCTCGTACAGTAAATTCAAATTATTCAACCCCGCAGTTAGGGATTTAATAGCTTTCTTTTTTCCAATTTTTATTGGATAACCTTTTTCTCTATCCATTAAATAAATTGCAGATTCCGGGACTAATGCTATCGTTGTAGGAGAATGGGTAGTCATTATCACCTTGACGCCATTTGCTCCCACTATTACATCTTGTATGACATCCAATAATAATTTAGACATTGAAGGATGTAATAGAGAATCGGGTTCATCAAACAGAATTAATTGAGGAAAATTGCCTCCTATTGTCGATGAGTATAGCGCAAAAATCAAAGACATAATTGTCTTTTCACCTGAAGACAAAAATAGGAAATAGATCAAATTACCATTTTCAACATCTTTAAGCTGCACCTGTGGAATATAATCTTCGTTCATTGGTGTTTCGTAAACTACACGGTACTTAAAATTTGCTCTTTCTAAGATTTCATTGAATACTACCCATGGTGCCTTTTTACCGGAAGTTAGGTGATTGTAATATTTATTTTTTAAGTAAAATTGGTAAAATAACAATTGTATAGAGGGAGAAAACAGCTCATTTAGCACATCAAGAAAAACTATATAATCATTTATCGTTAGGTCACTTGGTGCCTTATTACTCTTATCACATAAATCTTTAACATATTTAAGCTTATGTTCCTGTATTTTAACAATATCATTTTGGAAATGCATAAGATTTGTCGCCAGATTCCCAATCGCATGTGATCTAAAAAATTCCAAAATAACTTGGTTTAGAGCAGCAACTTCTTCCTCCAAATTTTGGTATTTAATATGTCTGGTAAGTGATAATGCCATGACAATAGGCCGCAAGATGCCCCAACTCGTTGTTAAGTCATTTACTAAATTATTTTCGTTGCCATCTATATAATTCAAACCTGGACTTACATAAACGGCATTTTCTAATATCTTATTTTCGTCGTCATATATACCTCCAAAACGCGAATAATCCCGTACCATCCCTTGACATGCGTTCAAGATCCACTGTAACAATTGAGTTTTACCTGAACCATTTTCTCCTGTCAAAACGGTAAAATCATTTAAATCGATTGGACCGGCATCTTTTAAAATCTGGTCATTGCCTTGTAAATGTAAAATCATTCTGTTTCAAAATTATAATGGAGGCTACTTTCTTGGCTAATGTAGGTATTTTTTTATCTCGTTTTTGATAAAGCCGCTAAGCTTATAAATATTCGCTGTCATGTCAATGTTGTCAATATTTTAACATACTTATATTGTAAGTATTTTTAATTATATTTACGATATAAAAAGATTACCATACACACACTACGAAAAATGGGATTACTTGCCGGGATTGGCGACTTTGGTTTGGACGCAATACTTCAAGCTGCCCTTGATGCAAAAGTAAAAGCTGTATTGGCTGCAAATTCAGCTGAAGAATCATTAATTTCAGTGCTAGGACCATTTAAACCACAAAATACATCATGGAATGTATTAACAAATACTCCAAATTTATCTGCACTTGGATTAGTACAATCCGATCAAGGAAAGTTATGGATTGTTGCAGTTGGCGGGACCAGTAATTTAACCGGAACATCAATAACGTATAATATTGGTGATTCAGTTTACTGGAGTGGTCAAAATTGGGTGCGTAGGGCATTCACTATATCTTCAAAAAGTATAGGAACCACAGAACTTAAAGATGCATCCGTTACGCCTAATAAGACTACGTTCTTTACTTACGGTAAAAATTTATTTAATAAATACCTTGTAATAGAGGGATCAGCTGTAAATAATTCTGGAGCAATACAATCTAGTCAATCTACGTACTCAATAAGTGGAAAGTGTTCAGTTTTACCTTTAACGACTTATACTTTGTCTGGGAGTATATTCAGCCCGGCATTTGTTAAGGTTAGGTTCGAAGACGAGCTTGGTAACTTTTTAGGTGTTTACAATGCTAACAGTGCAAATTTCACAAGCCTACCTGCCACTTTTTCTACACCGGCTAATTGCACGAACCTTATTTTTAACACAAAAACGGCTTCATCTGGCAATTACGACAACATTCAATTAGAATTGGGTTCCGTAGCTACTTCTTACGAACCATTCAAACTTAATGTTTCATTTCCTTTGCTTGGGTTACCACTTAATTCGGTAACAAAAGATTCTATATTAGATAGAGTTGTGTCTGCCATAAAAACAGATTTTATCATTGCCGGTAAAAATAAAATTGACAAATCTGCAATTGTTGAAAACTTAGTTATTACTGATACTGGCCTGATAAATGCTTCTAATGGGTATTCTATTGTTAAATGTGAAGTAAAGCCATTAGCTCAATATATTTACAGTGGCGTTATGAATGCTCAAAGTGGGGTTAGAATAAGATTTGAAGATTCTTCAGGTACTTTTCTTGGTGTTTATAACGCTGTGTCGGCAAATTTCACTACCCTCCCTGCTACATTTACGACACCAGCGAATTGTACTAGGTTGTGGATTTCAACTAAAATAAATTCGACTTCGGATTATAATACTATTCAGCTCGAATTGGGGGCAACAGTTACACAATATGAATCTTTTTATTTAGCGTTAGATTCAATTTATACTAATGCGTTGAGCTCTTTTTCTAAATATGATATTGATTATATATTATCTAAGTTCAGCGTTAAAGGAAAGAATTTAATTGATAAGAATAAAATAATAGAAGGGTTAACTTTAAACAATTCCGGGTCGATACTTTCGCTTGCTAATTATTCAATGATTCTTGTAAATGTACTACCTAATACAGCTTACACATATTCTGGAGTAATTGGATTTCCTAGTGGAACCAAAGTTCGTTTTGAGCAATCTGACGGAACATTTATTAGCGTTTACAACGCTAATGGCGCAAATTTCACCACCTTGCCTGCAACTTTTACGACACCAGCGAATTGTACTAGATTGTGGATTTCAACTAAAATAAATTCAACTTCAGATTACAATACTATTCAGCTTGAGCTAGGATCTGTTGCAACAGTATACGAAGCTTATAAAATAACTATGTCTTCTGATAATGTTGATTTATCCAGCGTTTACACAAAAGCACAGTCGGATTTAATTTATGGAAAGTTGACAGTTCCATCTAAAAACTTAATAAATAAAGACTTAATTCAAGAAAATAAGGGTTTAACTAATACAACTGGCCTTATTGTAACACAGGCTGGTTATGCTATATGTCCGGCAGTAGTTGAACCTTCAACTCAATATGTATATTCTGGAACGATGGTTCTACCTCAATATGTTAAAATCAGATTTGAGGATGCTTCCGGTGCTTTTTTGGGACTTTACAATTCGAATTCCGCTGATTTTTCAACGCTCCCTGCTGTATTTTATACCCCTGCTAACTGTGTGAAAATTTACATTACTGTTAAAACAGTAGGGACTTCAGATTATAACTCAATTCAATTAGAGAAAGGTGCCGTTCCAACAACGTATATTGCATTTGGCAATAAGATACCATCAAGCCAACTTGATCTTGTTTTATACTACACAAAGGCGCAATCCGACGCTACTTTCGCTAACGCGGCATCTTTTTATACAAAAGTGCAATCTGATTTGCTATATGCAAAATATACGATCCAAGGAAAGAATTTATTCAACAAAGCTGCAGTAATTGAAGGGCAAGCTGTGTCCAATACTGGGGCCATTGTTAATGATGCTACTTACGCAATAACAGAAAAAATTACTGTAACCCCTTCGACAGTTTATACTCTTTCAGGTGCGATAGGCGGTGCGCCATTTATTAAGATTCGTTATGAGCAATCTGACGGAACTTTTATTAGTGTTTACAATGCGAATAGTGCAAATTTCACCAACCTACCTGCTACTTTTACGACACCAGCCGGATGTACAAAGGTTATAATAAATGTAAAAGCTAATTCGACCTCGGATTATAATACTATTCAGATTGAGCTAGGATCTGTTGCAACATCTTACGTTTCATTTGGGAGTAAATTAGATGCCTCAAACATTGACCTTTCATCGTATTACACTAAAAATCAAACAGATGCAGTCTTCGTAAAACCAAACGTTCCAAGTAAAAATTTAATTGATAAAAGTAAAATAATTGAAGCGCAAGCTGTAAATAATACAGGCGCAATAGTAAATCAATCCGGTTACGCGATTACCGAAAAAATTACTGTTTTGCCTCTAACATCTTACACTTTATCTGGAACAGTTCAGAATCCACAGTACGTAAAGATTCGGTATGAAGATGCAGGTGGTGCACTTTTGGGCGTTTATAACGCGAATTCTGCAAACTTTTCAACATTGCCTGCAACCTTTACTACACCTAGTCTATGCGTAAAGGTAATTATTAACGTCAAGGCCGCTGGTACATCAAACTACGACACAGTTCAACTTGAATTAGGTACAGTCGCAACAGGATATACAGCCGGAATAAATAAAATTAATCCAGATTATTTAGATCTAAGCGCGCTGAATTTAAGCGGGTACGTCAGTAAAGCTTCGTATCTAATTTGGCAAGGTAAAAAATGGGCTTTTCTTGGTGATAGTATTACTGCCCAAGGCTATTACATTCCATATGTGCAGGCTGTGCACGGATTTACTTGGGAAAAAGATGGTATTGGTGGAAGTTGTATTGCCCAGGGGAAAGAGGATATTGAAAATGACGGCGTTCATAGAACAGCATTTGTAGACAGAATAGCTGGCATAACAGCAATGGCGGCCGATGGAATATTTATTTTTGGTGGAACAAACGACTGGTATTATAATGTACCTATTGGCGTAGTTACTGACACGGTAAAAACTACGTTTTACGGAGCGCTAAAATATCTGCTAGCCACTTTACAATCTCAAAATGTTGGAAAAACGATCGTGATTTGCACTCCCCTTCAACGTGGCAATAGCCGGGCTAATTATACAGCTCAGAAAGCTTATGCAGATGCAATTAAAGAAGTGTCCGGGATGTATTCTGTGCCGCTTCTTGATTTGTTTAATAGCTCTGGAATAACCTACGAAAATATTGGTCAATTTACCAGTGATAATGTACACCCTTCCTCCGCAGTTGGCGCACCTTACATTGCTAGGAAGATGAATAGTTTTTTATTTAGAGTATAAAAAATATAACAATGGACTACAAAGAACTTTTAAAGAAATATATAAAACACGTTGTTGATTGTGAATCAACCGACTTTGTACAGGATATGGAAACTATTCCTTGGAAAAAGGATGATAAATATCCAAACCAATATCCCAACCTGGAACAGTTAATTTGGACTAAGGAAGAAATTGAAGCAATAGTGGAACTTTCCGGATTCGATGAAAGAGAGGCTTAAATATTTCTATGAAACAGAACATAAAATTATCTATTCTCGACAACAATGAAGGGCAGATTGAAGGGCTTCCTGCGAATCCCAGATTTATTAAAGACGCTGACTTCTTAACGCTTCGCCAATCAATCATCGATGATCCGGAGTTTTTGGATATCCGCGAAATGGTGGTTATTCCTTTTAATAAAAGGTTTGTCATTATTGGAGGAAATATGCGATTAAAAGCGATTGAAGAAGTCGTTGCTATGCTACAAACTGAATTCGATCAGCTGGTCGAAAGCAAGCGCCATGAAAGCTTTTTCCTTGACTGGTTTGCTGCAATTACGATGCTGCGTGATAAGAAAGAGGCTCCATGCCGGGTTCTCCCCAAAGACACACCTACCGAAAAGTTAAGAGCTTACGCCGTCAAAGATAATCTGAGTTTTGGAAAGTGGGACCACGACATGCTTAGCTCAGAGTGGGATCAAAAAGAATTGAAGCATTGGGGCATGGACGTGCCGAATCTGGTTGACGACAAAAGTGAGGAAGACCCAATTAAAGGCATCAGCAAAAAGCTTCAGGTTGAGTGCGGCGACGTAAACAAACTGGAAGATCTTTTTGAAGAGCTGCAAACTCGTGGCTTTGAATGCATTTTAAAGTAAGCCACTCATGACAGATCCACGGAGAAAAGATAAACAGAAAGCGAGCGCAAGACGGGTTATCGTCGCCGAGTGCTATAAGAAAGGTATGACTATCCGTCAGACTTGCGAGGTTGTGATGAAGCAAATGGGACTGGATAAACTACCAAGTGTCAAAGCTGTTTTTAACGACCGTCATGCCCTTCTGGCTGAATGGAGAAGTGAAAGAATGAGCGACATAGATGATATGGTTCAGCTCGAATTGCAGCGCATTGATGACGCCGTAATGGTTCTTTGGGATGCATGGCAAAAATCATCTACCGATCATAAGTCCAAATTTACCAAGCGAAAGGGCGAGTTACCAGCAGCCGGAAAAGGGAAAGGTGACAAGGAAATTGCATCTGACAAAATAACGACAACTCATTTGGAGCAAGGCGAAAAGGAAGAAATCAACTTTGGTGATCCAAGATACATTTCTGAAATCCGTTTTCAGCTGATCGAGAGGCGTAAGCTTTTAGGTATGTATGCTCCGGAGAAGAAAGAACTGACTGGGAAAAATGGCTCTCCCCTACGCGCACCGATAACATTTCTTAGCGCCGAAAATATGACTGACGAGCAGATTGAAAAGTTTTTAAATGATAGGGATAACCACTAAGGTTTTTGATTCACTAAATGCTTCATTCTTGTCTGAAAAATATAATGTGTTTGTTCTGGAAGGAGGTTCCAGAAGTTCGAAAACGCATAGTATTATCCAGTTTTGGATTAGATGGGCATATATAAACGAGTCTAGGACAAAGCGTGTGGTGGTTGCACGTTTGAAAGGAACATGGCTAAATGGTACCGTTTATAAAGACTTCATTGACGTTTTAAAAGGGTACGGATTATATGATCGTAAGTCTGAAAATAAAACCAATAAAATCTACACCTTATTTGGTACAGAGTTCTGGTTTGTTGGTTTGGATGATCCTCAGAAAATACATGGTATGCAAACTGACGCTTTCTGGATAAACGAAGCTGTGGAAGCTTCAAAAGACTCATACGATCAGCTAATGCAACGTTGTAAGGGTTTTGCGATACTTGATTACAACCCCAGTGAAGAAGAACACTGGATTTACGACAGTGTTTGTAAGCGCGAGAAAACATGGTATTCGCATAGCACTATGCTTGACAATCGACTGATCCCTAAAAATGCCAAAGAACAAATTCTATCATATGAGCCTACACCTGATAATTATAAAAATGGTACTGTCGATAAGCGCAAATGGCTGATATACGGGCTAGGCAAACGTGCTAAAATTGAAGGTCTCGTTTTTGAAAATTGGGAGATTGTTCCGGAAATACCAAGCATGGCAATTCAGTACCAGGGGCTCGATTTTGGTTATACTAATGATGTAACAGCGCTGGAAAATGTAGGAATCTGGAAGGGAGAAAATAGTCTGTACATGGATGAGCTGTGTTATAAAACCCACATGACTTCCAGCGATATAATAAATACTTTAAAATCTGTAAATCGAAACCGCAAGATTTGGAGTGAAAGCGCCGACCCTCGTTTAGTTAATGAGATATTCGTTGCCGGATTTAATATTCATGCCGTCCAAAAATATCAAGGTTCTGTAAAAGCTGGCATTGACAAGATGAAATCAATGAAATTATTTGTCACCGAAGGTTCATTGAATATAATAAAGGAATTAAAAAACTATACGTATAAGCAGGACAAAAATGGCGTATGGCTGAATGAACCTATAGATGCATGGAATCACAGTATTGATGGATCTCGATATGTGGTAATGTCTGAATTACTTGGCAAGCCAGAGCCAAAAAGAAATCTTGGAAGTTTTTTACGATAATACACACACTAATGAATTACGAAACTCTTAAACAGTGGCTGAATCAGGTTTCTGATACAACCAAGCTTATAAATATTTTGTGCTCCCAAGGAAAGGATTTCAAAATTGAAGATCTGAAAAAACAGTGGGATGTAAAGGAACACGCAGTAATGAATGAGTCTATCCGTCCTAAAAGAACTGTTAATTACGAATATGATGAATCCGATGGGAATGGTGGTTTTGTAACAAAAACTGGTACAAAACAGGAGTATGTTAATCGCATCCCTGTACCAATGCAAAAAAACATCGTTGGCAAAGCTGTTACATTCCTGTTTGGTAATCCCGTAGATATCCAGTCAGATGCAGCTTCTCCAGAGGAAATATTGGTTCTTGACGCTATAAAAAAGATTCTTGACGACAATAAAACGGATAGCCAAAACAGAGTAATAGCCAAAAATCTATTCAAAAGTACTCAGGTAGTAGAGATTTGGTATCCTGAACTGAAAGAAGAAGAGCACGAAGATTATGGATTTAAAACAAAATTCAGGCTTCGTTTGTCAATTTTTAGTCCATGGGACGGAAGTGAACTCTATCCCTATTTTGATGAAAAAGGAGATCTCATCGCTTTTAGCAGGTTGTTTGTCATTAAAGATGATGAAAACAAAAATGTTAAACATTTTGAATGTTATACCTCCGATAACTATTATTTATGGCAGAATAATCAGCAAGGCTGGACTTTAAGTAAAAAAACACCAAACATTTTAAAACGAATTCCACTGGTTTTTGCGGAGCAGGAAGATGCGGAATGGGCCGATGTGCAATTTGCTATCGAAAGGCTTGAAATTCTTCTTTCTAGTCATGGAGACACCAATGATTATAATGGATCCCCGACGGTTGTCGCAGAAGGTCAAATTTTAAGTTTGGGAAAAAAAGGAGAACAGGGAAAAGTAATAGAAGTTGAGAAAGGTGGTAAAGTTGGCCTTATGGTTTGGGAAGGAGCGCCGGAATCTATTAGAATGGAAGTTGAAAACATGTTTAAGGTGATACTTACCTACACCCAAACACCAGATATATCATTCGAAGCTGTTAAAGGAATGGGGGCCATCTCCGGCATCGCTCTACGCTTATTATTTATGGATGCACATTTAAAGGTCATGGATAAGCGTGAGACATTTGATCCCTATCTAAAACGCCGTTTAAATATTATAAAATCATTTGTCGGCTCGATGAACGTTGCCTGGGCAAAAACGGCTAGCAAGCTTAAAGTTGATGCTGAAATTATTCCATATACTATAAAAGACGTAATGGAAGAAATTAACGCCTTGGTCGTTGCAAACGGCGGTAAACCAATTATAAGTCAGATGCAGTCAGTAAATAAAGCTGGTTTAGTTTCTGATCCAGTTGCTGATTTTAAACAGATCCAGGAAGAAACAACTACGGCAAACACCTTTAGTATTTCAGGGCCGACGATATAATTACAAAAACAGAAACAACTGAATGGTCACAAAATTAGGCTACAACACAACTATTTTCGAAGGAGCAAGGGCCATTATTCAATCTGATCATGTTGCAATTGATATGATCATGTGCATGCTAGGGCGGCTAATCTCAAACGGAACATACCGGGCAGTTTATGAACATGCGTTGGATCCAACCAAGGTTATAAAGATTGAATATGGCCACGTACAAAAGACAGACCATGATTGCACAATGCAAAACAGCTACTGCAACATTCAGGAGTTTCTTATGTGGCGAGAGATAGAAGGATTGACGGGAAAACTCGAATGGGTTAAAAATTGGTTCGCTCTTATTGACTGGATAAGTCCGGGTGGCCATATTATGTGCATGGCAAAAACTTCGGAAATGCCCGAGTTAAAAAGGCCTGACAAAATACCACGTTTTATGTGGGATGTTAAACAGGATAATTTCGGATGGATTGGAGATAAGTTCGTTTGTCATGACTATGGTCATGTTCAAGCGTTTACTTCTTACAGTACAAAAATGATGACACTAAAAGAAATTTGGGATTAATAATTCAATTATGGCGAATTCGCCATAATTAAACACACACTATGTCAAAGCCTCGTAACTGGGAAGCTGACCATTTAAATAACGTTGAAGCATTCGCACAAAAAGTAAGACTCCTTTACTTCAATGCGATCAAGGAAGCGGTGCGTATGGGCCTGTCGGTAAACTTTAATCCGGATAAGCCTTTTGCTTTCTCAGACTTTCCCGCTTTAAATGACCGGGTAAAAAATCTATTCGAATCTCTTTCCGGGAAGATGCTGGCGACGATAGATTCGGGCACTCAGCACGAATGGTTATTGTCTGCATCGAAAAACGATGATCTGGTGAATTCAATCATCAAATCTACCAAGTTCCCGAAGGAAACAATCGATCGCTACATGGACCGGAATCTGGACGCCTTGAAGGCATTTCAGTCCAGAAAATCCGAAGGTTTAAATCTTTCCGACCGTGTGTGGAAACTAACTGATCAGTTCAAACAGGAATTGGAGCTTGGTCTTGATGTCGGAATGGCAGAAGGAAAATCCGCAGCGGATCTTGCCCGGGATATTCAGTCCTACCTTAATGATCCGGATAAACTTTTTAGACGGGTTAGAGATGCGCGAGGAGTCCTTCATCTTTCCAAGGCAGCAAAGGCCTATTCTCCCGGTCAAGGTGTTTACAGGAGCAGCTTCAAAAATGCAATGCGGGTCACCAGGTCCGAGATCAACATGGCCTACCGTACGTCTGATCATGAGCGCTGGCAAAATCTTGATTTCGTTGTCGGATTTGAAGTGCGCAGAAGTAATAATCCGTTCCCATGTGTGGTTTGCGAAAGCCTGAAAGGCAGATATCCAAAAACTTTCAGGTTTAGGCAGTGGCATCCGCAATGCCGCTGTAATTGTGTTTCAATTCTGGCTACCAAGGAGGAAATTGATAACCTGACCGACATAATTTTGAACGGTGATGATACTTCCGGATTTAAATCAGTCAATGAGATTACACAAATGCCGGAAGGATGGACAGAATGGATATCCGAAAACAAAGACCGGTTGCTTCGTGCCAAATCGCAGCCCTATTTCATAAAAGACAATTTTAAAAATGGAACCGTAACAGGCGGTCTTAATTTTGCCATAGGCAAGAAACCGGTTGTGATCAAATTGGATCCAGTTGTTGCCGATCCAAAATATACGCCTTCTAGCATTGGTGAATATGAAAAGAAATACGATGTTAAGATCAACCGTGATATTTTCTCAAAATTAAAAAGCGATGTGCCGATGACAACGAGCAAAGCGAAAGGATCGCATTACGATCCGGTTGCCAAAGCCGTCAATATTAAACCTGATAAACGCCTTGATCAAAGTAAATGGGAGCAAGAATCTATCATTTACCACGAATACGGTCATGCTGTGGACTGGGCAAATGGCATCAGGGACACTAAGGAAGTTAAAAACTTGATGACAAAATTCCGAAAGGATTTGCAGGCCAATCGGTCACAGGGATATATGGACTTACAAAATAAATGGAAAGATGCCTATATAAATGCAGACAAAGCAGATCACGACACGATTGAAAAAATCGGAGCATTTGCAGATACTCTGATGTCGTTAAATCCTGGATACGGTTTTGGTCATACAAAAGCCTACTTTGCTCACACAGGTAAAAAAGAAGCAGAGTTTATCGCACATGCCTTTGAGAATAAATTTGCAGGCAATAGCGTTTTCAAGGAAATAGCGCCAGAGCTTTATGAAGCGATGATTAATCTGATTGACGAGTTCCTGGCTAAATAAACTCAATCTCGGAGTGTTCTCCAACAATACCTTCTGGCAGTTCAACTAATCCTATTTTTTTGCCCTGACTTTCTGCCTCTTCCAGTTTTTTAAAGAATACTTCATCATCAGCCATTACCATACGTGCAGTCCATAGGGTCTGTGCGTATTCATTTTTGAGGTCAGTATACTTGTCGAATAATTCTTGTCCAGTCATTTTAATTTACAAAGATTCGTGATAAGATTTGTCTGTTTGATCCATTCTTTTTCTGGCTGTTTCAACGGCATCTTCTTCATTTTCGCCAAAAAATGTTCCTTCCGCATATCCGAAACCCTTTTCATTTGGGAAATAAAAGACCGGTTCCTGAAAATTTATTGCTGTCCTTATTTCATGTACAATTCCTAGTTCATCAATATTCATCCAAAATAAGCCACCTGACTTTAAAGCATCCTTCTCATATTCGTCTAATGTGATCTGACTCAATCCTGATTCAGGCAACTTTTTACACATCGCTGTGGCTGATTTGTAGTCAGAAAAATAACCCAAGGTTGCATATTCGTTTTCTTCATTTGGTGATGACACCTCGTAAATGAATTGATATCCATTATCAAATTTCGATTTGAATGCAGCCATTGCATTTTCAGGATCAATGCCTTTAAATACTTCCGAGGAGAAGAATTCTTTTAATTGATTTTCGTTTGGCATCATAACTAATCATGTTTTAATGGTACCCCAATTAAAATTTCCCTTGAACAATTGCCAGTCAAATAGTCGCAAGCTAATACGGCGATAGCCCTTCCCTGGATTGATTTCGCGCTGATCCTTCGATAATCCTTGATGTCATCAACCAATATGTCAACCGCTTCTTCGTATCCTTCTCGGACAAAAGCGTTTATTGGCAGCATCATATCTGGCGATTCCAGTCTTTCATAAAGTAATGCGATCGTTTCTTCTATTTGCTCTTCCGTTGGAGGCCCAGCTGGCTGCATGATCAGTGGCTGTATCGGAAACTCCTGTACTATCTCATTGTTAGTCATTTGTATTGTCAAAATTTGAAGTGTAAATATACAAAATTGGGAAATGCATAATAAACTACCGCCAGATCAGAGGACAATTCTTTTTATGGAGATATCGTTACGGTTTTAGAATAATCTTTGGCAGATAAGTCATATTTCCGTTCTAAATTTTTAGCATAATTATCGTACTGTTGATAGGTTTTAAATTTACCCGTAAAATCTCTGGCCTCTTTTAAAGTTTTGGATAGAAAAGGATTTAAAACAGGTCTATCCCCCAATACAAAATATTCCACAGCTTCGTCATAAGTATAAAACCCATCTTTGGAAACCAGTACTACTAAATATCCTTCTGAGCCTCCATGTGGCAATATTTTAAACTGAAATTTTTCTTGCGGACCATGTAAAATACCTGCTTCTAAAAGATGCTTCTTTGTCCAGTTAAAACGAACCACTCCATACCAAACATCTAATCCATCTACAATAAGAAAAGATGTAAAAAAGATAATTAAAATAAAAGCTAAAATTTTCATGTTGATTGTTTTTTAGATTGTTTTTTCCAAGTTGATTCCGGTAATGGATTCCCTTTCGCTTTTCCATACGCCTGATTTAAACGTGCCCAGTCGTTTTCATCCCTGAATTCGAAGTGTCCCGTCCCTTTTTTAAAGACTTTAAACCTAAAAAAGCCCCATTCGTACCAGGTGTTTGGTTGAAACCTATTTTCATGCTTGATTATAAATGTGCCCAGAAAGTTTACTTTTGGCGTTCCATCTGGATTTAGATGCTTATAGGTTTTGATAAGATCACCCGCTTCGTCTCTTTCGCAAGGGGCATATTTAATTTGCTCTACCTTATCAAAGTCCTTGCCCGTAAGAAAGCAAAGTGCTTTGGTTAAATCCATGATATAACCAAAATTAGATTGATAGTCCTTTATTTGGAGTCCCTCGCGGTCGTATCCCATTTCCGCAATCCATCCAGTAATAAATTTACGATTTAACATGTGGCCTGAATTTGTTTTCCAGCCTTCTACCTTAAAACGGTTCTCATGCGTATGCATCGTAAACCTATCAACTGCTTCAATGATTGCTTTCTGCATATTATTATCAGAAGTTCCGACAATAATTTCCACCATTCTAAATATGTTCTTCATGGTGAAAGGATAATTAAAGCGACTTTCTACAAACTTGTTAACATCAGCCAATACTCCCTTGGTCATGTATTTTTCAAGGTTGAATTTCTTAAAAACATTTTTCCAGCATTGTTTTTGGAGCTGTCTGGCAAAAGTGTTTTTATCTCTAATCTCGCCGTCCCGAACGTCGTCATTGCCAGACATTTTAAAATTAAAACCGCCATATTGACCAAAATCCATTTGTTTGCAAATTTGATTCAACTCTGCACCTATGTCAGAGAACTTATCAAAGCACCTTAATGCACCCGAGTAATTATTTACAAGTGCCTGTATCTCGTTATATTTAATCAATCCATCGGACTGATTAAGCTCTGGCATATCGAAATAAAAACCATCAAAATCAGGATTTGTCGCGGTCATTGGTTTGAATAGGTGAATGATTGCAACTTCTACATCCGTTGTTTTTTCAGCCTCTGTATACATCGAACCTTTGTTCTCGGCAGATCCATAATTTTTAATCAACATCGAAAGCTCGGATCGATAAGTTGAGTACGGGTTGTGGATTGTTTTATAGTTACACTGAGCAATAATTTCACAGCCTTCCGGTGCGATTTTCCATGCATGTAAAATATGTTTATCTGCGTTCGAAAACGGCGGGTTCATTAAGATCATTTGAACATGGCTAATTTGTTCATTAGATGTTTGAAACCAATCTGAGCCTATAACACTGTGCTTTACACCTGCCAATGTTCTAAGCTGTGGATGTTTTTCTATTGCCAGTGTGTTAGATGCTCCGGCATCGGCGGCATAGTTAAGTAAGTCTCCTTTACCTGCCGAAGGATCGAGAACTACTTTGCCGTAGCAGTCGGCATTCATCGCTTCCCATGCTGCTTTATTCGTGGGGTAGAATTCAGAATCGAACATGACATTAAAAATCAAAAAGCCCGAAAAGAAAAGAGTCTGGCCACTCAAATCGATTCAGGCTTTAATGAATATAGTTTAAAACATTTCAAACAGCAGCTGGCCAGAGCGGACATTTGAAATGTGCCAACAAATGTAAGAATTTATTATATACTTATATTATAAGTATATAATAATAAGCAATAAATATGGAAATATTATTTTTAAACTAACCGAATTGGATTTCTTCCATATAATTGGAAATAATCCATTTTTTCATTGACAATATGGCTTTCTTTGATTGATCTTTGCTAAAAACTTCATCAACTATGGAAATCCCGGAGCTGTCAGAAAAACTTGAATTATTCCCTTTTACAAGTGATCACGCTATAATTCTTCCCGTTGTGGCTGGTATTAGCGCGGGATTTCCCTCTCCGGCCGCCGACTTCATTGACGTGGCCATTGATCTAAGTAAAGAAATAGTGAAAAATCCTTCATCCACATTTCTGGGGCGCGTTAAAGGCGACTCCATGCAAGATATCGGAATAGATGACGGCGATATTATTGTGGTGGACAAAAGCCTGCCCTATAAGGACAATTGCATTGCGGTATGTTTCATCGATCAGGAATTTACAGTCAAGCGCATACTTATCGATAAAGATATTTGCTGGCTTATTGCAGAAAATGGCAAATACCCGCCCATCCAGGTTACTTCTGAAAGCGAATTTATCATTTGGGGCGTAGTTACCAGCGTAATTAAATTCTTCTGATATGTTCGCACTGGTTGATTGCAATAATTTCTATGCTTCATGCGAACGTGTGTTCCGTCCGGAACTCAACGGCGTTCCGATCGTGGTTCTATCAAATAACGACGGTTGTGTTATAGCCAGGTCCAATGAAGCAAAAACACTTGGAATAAAGATGGGAGCTCCAGCCTTCGAGTACGAAAAGGATTTTGAGAAAAATGGCGTAAAGGTTTTTTCAAGTAACTACGCACTTTACGGAGATATGAGTAGCCGGGTAATGAACATCCTTTCTACATTCTCTCCGGAGGTTGAAGTTTACAGTATCGATGAAGCCTTTATTCAATTTGATGGATTTGAACTCTTTGATCTTCAAAAAATCGGCGAAGAAATGCGCAGCGTGGTAACAAAATCAACAGGTATTCCAATATCTGTCGGAATTGCCCCCACAAAAGCGTTAGCGAAGGTCGCCAATAAGATTGCAAAGAAATTTCAACATACCACGGCCGGGGTTTATGTAATAAAAAGCGAAACCCAAATTCAAAGGGCAATCCAATGGACAAAAGTTGAAGATGTCTGGGGAATCGGTCGGCAACATGCAAAGAGACTGAATGCACTAGGCGTTTTTACAGCACTTGATTTCACCCGTATGAATCAGGGATGGGTGCAAAATAATATGTCAATCGTTGGGCTCAGGCTTCAACATGAACTGGCCGGTAGGCGCCGCCTTGAACTTGAAGAAGAAAAGAAAAAACAGAACATAGCGACAACCCGAAGCTTTGACCAGAATTATACTGAATTCTCTGACATCCACGAGCGTGTTGTAACTTTTGCAACTATATGTGCTCAGAAACTCCGCAAGCAGGACTCTTGCTGTAATGCATTGATGATTTTCGTTCATACCAATGCATTCAGGCCCGATCAGCCACAGTATGCGAGAAATGTGGTCCTTCAACTACCCTATCCTACCAATTCGAGTATTGAATTAGCGAGGTTCGCGGCTGATGGTTTGAAAAAAATTTTTAAATTGGGCTTCGCTTATAAAAAAGCTGGCGTAATCGCGTTGGAAATTACACCGGCAAACTATGGACAACGGAGCATATTTGAGAATTCTGATCCCAGACATGGCCCGCTTTTTGCTGTTGTCGATAAGTTAAATAAGTCACTGGGAAATCAGAAAATAAAACTTGCGGCTCAGGATCTTGGACGTACATGGAAGATGAAACAGGAGAGACTATCACCACGCTATACAACTAAACTGGATGAAATTATAATTATACACGCAAAATAGTATGTGTTATCATACCAAACTTACAGCAGACGCGATGTCAGTCGCAAAGGCTCTGAAAGCAGAGTTCTTGGAGAAAGATATTTATACGCCATCCGTCGAAATAAATGGATTTCAATCTCCCGAATATCCTATTGTACGGTGGGATGAGCGGCCGATCATTCAGTTTTATGAATGGGGCCTGATCGCTGATTGGTTAACTTTTAAAGGGTTTGCAAAGAACAGCCCGGAAGTAAAGAAAGCTAGAAACCAATGTCTGAACGCGCGCCTTGAAGAATTGCCTGAAAAATCTTCCTTTAAGAATAAGATTTCCAACCGTTGCATTATACCAATGGATGGAATGTATGAATGGCAGTGGGAAATGCCTGGAAATCCAAAATCAAAGAAAACCAAATATATGGTAACCAAGCCTGACAATGGTATCTTCTGTTGTGCAGGGCTTTTTAATGAATGGAAGGATCCTAAAACAGGCGCAACGACTTACTGCTACACAATCTGCACAACTGAGGGCAATGAGCTAATGAAGAAAATTAAAAATGAGGGAGAACGGATGTTGGTCGTTCTTAATCCGGATGAGCACGAGCACTGGCTTAACCCACAAATACCGGAAATGGCATTTTTTGACCGGTCGTATATTGAACTAAAAGCCGTGTTGGCTGTACCAAAACAAATATCTCTATTTTAGCTTATCTATTATATTATAATTTCTAATAATGCATGGATTCATTAACCTTGACTCGGATACACTAATTCAATGCCTTGGGCGTGAAATCGAATACTATGAACTCTGGGATCCTGAACTGGGGGATTTTAAATGCGGCAGAAGCTTTATCCACGGCACCTATTTAGATGATAATGGATCCATTAAAATATATGCTGATTTAATATGGGGAGATAGCCTAGACCAAATCAAAGAAGGTGATGGCGGATTTTGTTTTGCCAATGGATCATACATTTACCTTGCTCCGGCGCCATTTCAAATTTTCAGAATAACATGGCTAAATAATTCGGGTGTTCAAGAAAAGAAAATAATACCAGCTGAAACATACATGGATGTTGAGCTAACTGCAAGATTGTTTACAACTGAACCATATCAAACTGTACGAATAAATTTAGACGGAACTGTTTACAATCCTATTTTACAATAATGCCAGAGATACCAGAACTGAATGTAATTGCTAAAACCCTTCAGGAATATTTTAAGGGAGAAAAAATCAATAAAATCGAATTTCCATGGACTAAAAAGCTCAATGTCCCGGAAGATGAATTTCGCGAAGCCGTAAAAGGCGCAGTCCTCAAAAAGGTTGACAGAGATGGGAAAGAAATTCAATTTCATCTTGACAACGGGAATGTGATTGGAATCCATTTGATGCTAACGGGCAAAATGTATTTGCTACCAACGGATGAAAAAATAAGCAATCCTATTTTTAACATTATGTTTAGCAATGGTGGTGGAATATGTGTTACTGATAACATGGGGCAGGCCAGGTCAATTTTGAATCCAGAATCAACAGGAATCCCCGACGTGTTGTCGAATCATTTTACTTTGTCTTATCTAGCATCCCTCTTATCAAATTCTAATTCAAAAATTAAACAAATTTTAACCGACCAGAATAAGATTAAAGGCTTAGGAAATGCATATGTTGATGAAATCTTGTGGAATGTAAAGATTTCACCGTTTTCAATCAGTAAAAGAGTTCCAGATGATAAAGTTAAGGAGTTGTTTGACGCAATTCCAGAAATTACAAATGCCGCTTCACAAGCGATAGAACAGAGACAGGATCCGGAAGATATATTTGCGATGAAAAATAAAGAACACCGCTTTGTACACAATTCGAAGCTCACCCATACAATGGATGGAGAAGAAATAATTATCGGTAAAATCGGACAGTCTAAAACTTATTATACCGAAAGTCAAATTCAATATTAAAACGAATACAAAATTATGCATGAAAATATTTACGCCTTACCTACCCCATCCGAAATGGATCCGGAAGCCGATATACATTTTGTGGCCGGCAAAAATGATATGCCGACGGAAATCGAATCATTAAATGCATTTTCCGAAACAATTCGTGAATATATTGGCCATCCACATTTTTTTGATTTCTTCTCCGGAGAAAAACCTATTGATGACATTTTCTGGTATTTAATATTCAATTACCAGAAAGTAGTGCAGTATTATCTTCATGCCCAGATTACGCAGAATGAAGATTCACGATTCATAATCACGCATTTTGACTACTTCTACGGACATTTTGCGAAAACCGTTAAATATGAAGGTTCGAAAAAATTCGAAAAAACAATTGATTTAATAACTGCTGTCTTCAATTATTTCGACAAAAATGAGCCAATCGAGATTCTTGATTCATTTGAAAGTCAGGACAAAATGGTGGAATATTACCTGGCCTTGAAAAACCTTTATTATGGCGACCCTACATTATATCTTGAAGTTGTAGGTAAATATTTATGAGAAATAATAGGAAATAACTGTTTTAGTTGGAAATCTTCGGAAGAATGATAAAACCGGTTTAGCGTTTTGCTATTCCGGTTTTTTTGTTAATACATAATAGGCGGTAGTATTATTTTTCAAGTGAAGATAAATTATGCCTTCACTAACAAGTTCGCAAAGCATTGTTTTGTCTTTTTCATACGCCCCGTTTTTCTTCCGATACTCGTAGCTAAGAGTAATGTGCTTCAAAAAAATGGCTTTTAACTTATCTTTTTCGCTCATGTATTTTTCGGTTTTTGTTCTTTCAGAAACCATTAAATTCTGTCTTCTTCGTAAAGCTCAAAATAGAACTTCACTTCTTCATTTGTTTCGGATACCAGTCCATACCGCTTCGCAATCTTGTACTGAGTGTTGATTTCATTTAGATGCTTCATAAATCCAGCAATGAGTTTCCTAAATTCTTCAAGTGACATTGAATGCTTATTAATATTACAGGAAGCACAAGATGGATTTTGATTCTCAATTCTAAAAGCTTCCGGATTTTCAAATCCATCATTTACCCATCTTGAAGTTACAAATGCTGTGGAAGTATCATTTTCTGTCGTTGGATTCCCATTTGTCCAATGGGCTGGAATCATCTTTTGCTTTCTACGGCACGGTTCTATTTCATCAATGTGAAATTTTCCGTTCAAATCGCATCCACAATAGGCGCATTTTCCGTCAAACTTATCGTAAATCAGTTGGCGTTTTTCTCTCTTGGTCATACTCACTATTACTTGATATGGGTCATATAAACGAGGTATAAAATTTTTCTCTTGCCAATTCGATTAACTTCTTATGCGGTATCCAGCTCTGAGCAATTAGAGCTTCCAATCCCATTTCGTTAGTAGTAACATCGTATAAATAGCCAGCTTCATCACCACCATTGTCACACCATACGGTCAATTTTACATTGTCCGGCATAGGTTTAATTTCGTGACCATCTTTGTGTATATCGGTAAAATAATCTTTAAATAGCCAGATTTGTTCAGGCGTTAATTCTTTCATTCTTTCAATTTGGTTAGCCTGTCTATTTCTGCTGTGATGTTATCAAATCAGGATTTTCGTGAATGTTTCCTATAATTCTCAGTGTCGTCGAAGCATACGACGGATCTATTGTCTCATACTCCATATCCTTTAAAATGGGATAATTTGATTTCATTCCCCAGTTTCCGTAATCTGAAAAAACGATTTCAAAACGATCCTCCATAACATATTCTTGAACAATGTCGCCTTCGTAGATCGCAATGGTTTTAATGTCTTCCATTCCTATGAATTGACCAACCGTTTCGGGTATTACATCCGATTCCAAACCGGTTTCGGGATTGTGGATTCTGAATTCATTTCCACATCCAGCGAATCGTTTTGAGTGGATGAAATTTCCGTAAACCCATTCTCCATTATGAACAGACTTTGCTCTGAATATTATTTCTCTTTTCATCTTTCAGAATCATCAAAGTGAAAAAAGACACTACCAGCCTCAAAAACAACCCGGGCATCTTGGCCTTGATATTCAAGATATTCTTGAAACTCTTCTTCGCTTATTGAGCTTTCAGAAAAAGCCCCGTATTCACTGTACCAGTGGTCTTCATCAAATGGGCTAATAGTGATTGGTCCGCCAGGAAAGCCCATGTCCTGATCACCCATGATAACAGCATCTTGCTCTAACTGTTCGTCAGTGAGCGTCTCTAAAAATTCTTTTATGTCTTTTAGTTTCATTCGTCAATAAAGTTTGATTGTTCCTCTGTGGTAAAATATTCCATGAAGTCAGATTCTTCACGCGTAACGATAATCTGAACTTGAAGCTGTCCATTATCTGTAAAAATATCGAGTGCTGCCTTTTTCATGGAATCAACAGGCAAGCTCTCTTTCATTTCGGAGATCAGGTCGATCGCTGCGGCCTCTAATAGCAATTTTTGATTGTCTTTCAGTTTCATATTTCTCTTAGTTTAGTTTTACCCCTCAAATCAAGAATAAGAGGGGTGTTATTTTAGATCTTTAAGGTTTGCAGGTAAATCATATTTTCCACCCAACAAAATACCGTAAGCAGCAAGCTCATTTGCCGGAGGCTATCAACATTGTGAGGAGTTAAAAGCATCTCGTCGTCGTCACACATGAAATCAGATTTATCCAAGCCACAGGCATTGCCTGGAACTGTAATATGTTCAGGACCAAACTCACCCCATCTAACAGAAATCCTTTCGTATTCGGTATTTGTATAACCATGGTACTGAAACCAATACGGAGACATGTTTTTGATACCGATATCAATTTTTTCTTGTGTCAAATCGGTTTTTGCAACTTTCTCTTTAAATTCCTTAAATAGTTTTATTGAAAATCCGCATCCGCCCATTTTATTAATGTCGGGATGCCATGCTTCTATTCTATACATAAAGTGCTAATCTGTTAAAGTTTTTGATTTGAAAATCTCTTCGCTGCTTCCTCGCAAAACTCCCGGATACTTCGTTCCGATCGTTTATTGCTTTCGAAATAATACTTCCAGGAATCGCAGGAATTTTCTTTTGCGAGTTCGTTTAAAATATCGAGGAATGATTTCATGATGGAAATTCTCTAAGTTTTAAATGATTTAATGATTCCGGCCACTCATCCATGTTTCCTCCGTGCCGGTCTTTTAATCCCAGTTGCTTGGAGAGGTATGTCCCAAGCTGCTTTACGAAAATCTTTGTATCAGCGCCAAGCAACATATTACTGTGCGTATCAGAAAAGGCTTCAACTAAATATTCTATCCACTCGACGGAGCATGGGCGGTATCTGTATTTCCCGCTATCATTACCACTTTCTCCACCAATAATTACCCAGTCCAATGCGCCTCGGAATCCTTCTGTTATTTTTCCATGTAATGGTTCGAAACTTGCGAACTTGGTTTTCGCCGGAACACGTTCAAGAATATCGATTCGATCGACTGATGCCTGGCTTCCAACCGAAGTTCCAAGCCAAACATTATCCCATCCATCACCCCAATCTTCGGGCAGATGATTGAATATTCTTTCCGGTCTTTTCGTTAAAATCTGGAACGTGTGCTGCGGACATTTACGAATTATATCCCAGGCTTCATTTCGATAGGAGTCAATCTCCGGATGAAAGAAATCAGTTAAGGAGCTTGTAAAAATCCTCGAAGGATCCTTCAATTTCAGAGGAAGATTAAATACAGTTTTTGTACGCACGACCTCTTTGGGTTTGTAGCGCGTTTCGTTAAGACTTTCCCTGAACATGTAACAAAAAAGACAATCCGCATCTACTTTTGAACAACCACGGGCGATATTCCATGTGGCATCGCACCAAGAAATATTACTTATTTTTCCCATTTTGATTTGTTCTTAATTTGTGACAGGTAGAGCAAACTGATTCAACGTTCTCATGACATTTGGAATCATACCCCAAGTGATGATCATATTCATGGCGCTTACCGCCCGGCGTGTAGATATGTTGGCAATCGACGCAAGGCAAATCATTGGGGTGCGGAATTAAACGTTGCTCAACCAAGTAATTAACTCGTCTGCGAGCTTGTCGTTTGTCCCCGTCACGCGCATTTACAAAATTTCTTCCGGCGCTTGGCCTCAACTTTGGGCTGTATTTAATCTTAGCTGTTTCATTTCTATAAGATTGACATGCCGATGTTAAACCGTCGTACCTGCTTTTATCTGAACCGAAATCTGCACGATGGTGCCATGAATTACACCCATAACACCACTTAAATCCGCTCTCAACTTGTTTATTGTAGAATTCCACAGACAAGCCATTCCTATTACAAAAATCTCTAATCCGTCCATTAGTAGTCTGTGCCATCAATGATACGGTTGAAGTTTAGACTTTTTGTACTGCTTATTCCGGCGAATTTCATCCTCGTAAGAAGATTTGATATCCAGAACGATATTGCCTTTCCAGTTTCCATCGTAGGCTTTTCTATACTTCGTTTCCCACCCATTTGTTTCTTTAATCTGAAATTGGACGGTATTTTGCATTTCCGATCTGGTGATAATTACCCGTTCAGTAGATGATATTGGGATTGTTCTCATATTGTAACTTATGGTTAATAGTAGTTGATTATTTCATGATTGAAGCCATTTCCTCAATCGTTGGAGTGCGTTCTTCATCACACATGGTGCAGCGCATTTTGCTGTATTCTTTCGGAAAAGTAATGACCGGATTGTAGTCATGCGGAGCGCCATTCAAACAGTCAGCTGGGTAAGCCTGGTGATCGATGGAAATCGATGTTGTAAAAACAAATCCGTTTTCACATTTAGGACATTCCTGCTGGTAAGTGATATCTTCTTCGCAACCAAACCCATCATCATGACAGATTTCTATTTCGGCGCCGCAGTAGGGACAATTAACGTCATACATGATTGAAAGATGGTTTTGAGGTTTCAGGATTGATAAAATGCAAATCACCCTCAGGAGTAAGCATAAGCGGCACATCAAATCGCTTAAACTGCTTCTGCATTTCCTGCCAGAACAAAGTCTGTTGAGCTTTATGAATTTCACCCATGGATAAACCGATCATCAGCAGATTACCGAACATTTGCACGATATCTTCCATTTGATCATTGACTTTGTTCAGATCGGTCCCTTCAACTTCATTCCCCCAAAGGCTGGACTTTGCATGGTTTTCGAGCTCGTAAGTGAAAGCTTTGGCAACAAGTTTTAATTTGTGTTTGTACAGATCGGTGTACTCCATCTCATCAAGCGATCTGATAAGATAATGGACCGCGGCAGAAAGTGTTAGGGCAAGAGCTTTCTCTTTATCGTTGAGTGGTCTTTTCTCTTTTACTAATGATCGAATTTTGGGCGGAAGCATAGTTTTTTCATTCATCACTTAAAAAATTAGACATTTTTAGACGGATTTTTAGACATTTACTTCATCAATTCCCAGGTACCAAACCTTACATTCCGGTCAATATCTTTTGCCTGAACTGGGAACGCTTCTCCTTTTTTCTCTTCCGGATAAACACATCTGGCCATCAGGTGTGAGACTTTTCTTTTTCCTTGCATGATCTCGCCGTTGAAAACTTCATAGCTGGATCCGTAATTTGTTTTGTATGTTCCTGTCATGGTTAAAATGGGGGTTCGATGTTGTTAAAAGCTTCGTTTCTTTGATAGTTGTGAATTCTTTGTGCTTCCGGATTAGGGATTTTGGTATTTACTGCTTCAAAGGGAGTCTGAAAAGCCGCATCCAAATCCGAAAACTTGGTATACTTTCCGGTGAATTTCAGCTTTACGGTATCCAGAGAACCTGACCTGTTTTTTGCCAAAATCAGTTCTCCGGTACCAAGAACTGAATTGCCAGCATCATCCTCAGTTATTCCGTAGTATTCTGGACGGTAAAGAAACATTACGACGTCAGCGTCCTGCTCAATGGATCCGGATTCACGTAAATCGGATAGCTGTGGGCGCTTTTCACCTCCCCTGGTTTCAACAGCACGGCTTAACTGAGAAAGAGCTATTACAGGGACATCCAATTCCTTTGCCAGATTTTTAAGTGACCTGGAAATCATTGCAATTTCCTGTTCTCGGTTTCCTGCTCCTTTCCCACCTGAATCGGCTGTCATCAACTGCAAATAATCAATGACAATCATCTGGATATCATGCTGCGCTTTAAGCCGGCGGCACTTGGCCCGTAATTCAAGAATTGAAAGCGCCGGAGTGTCATCAATGAAAATCGGAGCATTGTGAAGTCTCTGTATTTTCAGATGCATTCTATCCCATTCATGCAGCTCCATTTGTCCTTTTCGGATCTTCTCGCTGTCAATTTCAGCTTCGGCGGAAATAAGGCGATTCACGAGTTGAACCGAAGACATTTCAAGCGAAAACATCGCCACAGGGATATTAAATTCTACCGCTGCATTTCTCAGAGAAGAAACTACAAAAGCTGTTTTTCCCATGCCGGGCCGAGCTGCAAGAATGGTAAGTTCTGTCTTTTGCCATCCCGAAGTAAGCCGGTCAAGTGCCGTAAATCCCGAAGGAACGCCCGTCAAGCCAGTCCCGTTACCCTTTTTCAAATCCATTTCAACTAACGTCTTCCGGATCAACGAGCCCATGTTTTCATAGCTTTTCTTGATTCCTGATTCTGTGATTTTAAAAAGGGATTGTTCCGCATGATCCAGCAATTCAAAGACATCTGTTGAATCTTCGAAAGCGCTACGAAGCATCTCCGACGAAACTCCAATCATCTCTCTTTTTATCGCCGATTCAACTATTAGCCGGGTATGATACTCAATATTAGCAGCGGAGTTTACCTTCATGGTAAGCTCCATGATGGCAGTTTTTCCACCTACAATTTCAAGCTCACCTGACTTTCTAAGTTTCGCTGAAACTGTCAGGATATCGATCGGCTCAGACTCCTTGAACAATTCGAGAATCCCTGCATAGATCCGTTGATGAGAATCCTTATAAAAACTACTTGGTTTTAAAATATCAACGACAGATGTTAAGGCGTCTTTTTCAATCATTAGAGCGCCAAGAACCGCTTCTTCAAGGTCAATTGCCTGAGGCGGCAACTTCCCCAACGAATTATCAACTATAAAATTTCTTTGGGTTTTATTATCTGGTCTTGTATCAGTTCGATTCATTTTGATTTAGATTAACAAGCTCGCCTGATTCTGTCAGCATAAACTCCAATTCGACAAGCATCCCTATAAAATCATTGTAGGCAGTATTCTGGCAAATTCCTTTAACTGACTCCTCAGGAGCATCTTTATTCTTCTTTTTGACATTCAGGTAAATAGTTTCCTTCACTTTGGGGGCCAATTCGTAAACACCCAATGATTCCAGATTCCGGAACAGGACATCACCTAAATCCACGCGGTGTGCAGGATCCTTCCTGCGTGCATCGGCATAGCCGTTCGCTACTTTTGATGCAGTTGAAATCCTTTCGGCAGTAGTAATTTCCGGCGCAGACAACGGGGCATTATCCGCCTGCTGAGCAAACTTGACCATCACCGGTTTTCGAATTGAATCGAAGTACAGCCTAATCCATCTGACAAACTTTGATGATGAAAAAAATATGTCCTTGCCTTCATCAAAATGCCCGTCAATGCCCATTTCCAGCGCTTTCAATATCTCATTTTGAGTGGCGAAAGGAAACTTGGCGCAATCCGCTTCGATGGTTTGAATGAAAACTAATTCCTCTTTGTCACCGCGGGATTTCAGCCCCAGACGGATCGTGGCGATGTTACTGATTTTTTCAGCCAGCGAAAGCAGATCACAATCTTTCAACTTTTGATTCCGATCTGAGACCGTCGATAATTCAACAATCTGATTTTCAAAAACAGATAATTTTTCCATCAGGAAATCATTCTGAATTTTGAAAGTGATGCTTTGTGAGCGTGTTGATGTTATTTCCATGATTCATTTTTTTGTGCTTCACGCTGTTCCCTGATAAGATTTACGGCTTTCCTGGTTGTCTCAACTGCAGTTTGTATTTTCCCTTTTTCGGGCTCTGATTTAGCAAGCGATGCTTTTTCAGCTCTCCAAACCGGCATAAATTTTGGCATCCAAGCTGTAAAATATCTTCTGATATCGCTTTCAGATTTGATTCCGTGTTTTTCTGCCTTGCGATCAGAAACAAATCGATCAATCAATTCAAAATATTCACTTTCAGATACATGTGCGTTTTTTTTACACGCAGTCAAAATATCAGAATCGATTTTAAAAATTTTTTCAACTTCTTCCCAGCTTGGTATAGGCTTTCGATGATCCAGAGGATTTTCTTTCAAATCGTCTGCGAGTTTTTGAAGTTCATTTTTTACGAAATCCGGAATACCATCGTACGAAGAATCTGCTGTCGTCTCTTTTTCATCTACGTCAGTAGATGTTTTTTCTTCTTTACCTTTTACTTTACCTTTAGTTTGCGGTGTTTCTGTGACAGAAACACCGATAGAGTCGGAATTTCTGTCAAATTTACCTGACTTTCGCGCCTGCTGCTGAGAATTTTGTCTTGACAGATTTCGCTTTTCGTATACTGCTTTTAGCTTTTCATCTAAGGTTTTGCTGTATATTTTGCCATCTAGTTCAAATAAAAGTTCCAACCTGACACAGTAACTCAACACATCCCGTATTTCTGTGACAGAAACTCCGAAGTCTCCGGCTAAAAGCTCTGTTTCAAGTTCATTATTAACCCAACGATTCTCGTCGGCGGTGGTCAAAACTTCCAGAAACATAGTCCAAATGGCGTATCCAGGCAGTCCGTATTTAGCACGTATTGCTTTTATTTTCCTATGGTTGCGCATATCACCATCGTGACCAAAAAAATCAGCGTTATTTTTTGTGGGTCTTGGCATGATTGCTTTAAATTTTCAATTTGATACGGCCTGCTGAAATAAATCCCGAAAATTCATATTGGTCAATCCGCCAAATCCATCATCAACGAGATTCGTTGGGATGAAATCTTCAAAGTTAGATCTCACGAAATGAACGCCTTCTATATCTACTGAGTAAGTATAACAACTTGTCCTACATGAAGACCCGGCTGCGAAGATAAAATTGGAATCAAGGTCAATCGAAGCACCGATCAGGACGATACAATAAGAAATCATATAGTCCTCAAATAGACATTTCTCTCGAAAATACTTCACCAATCCTGCTTCATATCTACATGCTTGACCGAATGCTCCAAAGCCTATTTGATCCTTTTTAAGTTCATATATGGATACTTGTATAGTATTCTCGCCGAGAAAATCGGTTGACGAAATCCCTACAACATCCGCAATTCCATATGCTCCCATATCAACCTGCTTTAAAATTACTTTATGGTCAAAACATGTCAAGCCTCTCCGGATTAATATTTCGGTGTTATCAGTTGATAACATATTCTCCAAATCTTTCTCCAATATTTTCATATTCGAATTTAACCTAACGATTATAATTATACGTACTCCTTTTACAGCGAAGTTGATCTCTTATTCCGGAATACTTCAACGGATTCAATAATCGAGCGGGGAATGCTTAGTACTTTCTGCCCTTTTTCAAAACCAATAACTTTTCCTTCATCGTTTTGAACGGCTACTTCTCCGGAATATAAAAGACGGACACAACCGTTTTTGAAGTTTAATATTCCTTCATCAACTAATTCTCCGGTGAATAAAAGCGATGGCGCTTTAAATGGAGGCTCTCCTCCTTTGGTTTTAATCTGGATGAGCTGGCCAACTTTTATATGACTTGTGAACATAAAAATGTAATTTTGAGAGTTCTATAAAAACAGGAATTCCCGGAAGAGACAGCGGATGACTAGTCCTATCGTGTGCCAAGAACACACAACTGCCCCCTTCCGGGAATGTACAATCCTTGGAGTTGTAACTCAAAAAGTAGTCAGCCTTTTGGAGCGATAAGCAAATGTAATTAATATTTATTTATACTTACAATATAAGTATAAATATTTTTTTATTAATCGTAAGTTTTTAATAATACGGGCATCAGAAGAATAGTCAACGATTTGCCGTATTTAGTTTTAGGATGAAATAGTGCGCATCTGTTACTCGCAGTCACTTTGATTTCAACATCCCCACTGTACCCCGAAAGTGAATGTTTTAACAGCTTTGCATTGAAACCAATTATGATATCAGTGTCCTGAGAAATAGTTTGAACAGCCATAACCTGTGATGTTTGAATATCGTAATCGAAATCCTGTGTTGCTATTTTTAAAGCATCTTTCGAAAATTCAAACTCAACCTGGTGAGTCACTTCGTTGCTCATAAGCCTGGCTAATTCTAGCCGGTTCAAAAGCAAATTTAATGGTGCATTAACGTGGACTTTAACATCCTGAGAGATGGCGTTTTCATAATCCGGATATCTACCATCCATTTTCTTTGTAACAACGGTACAGTTGTCAAAGATGAACGAAGCGGTCGCCTTGCCCACTTGTATTTCGACATTCTCAGATCTGGTAGTACGATTGGCTTCGAAAATATCAGATAATACCTTGTTGACAATAAACGAAGGAAAGTTAAACTGAATGTCAGTCTCATACCTTGTCAATCTGTGGCCATCAGTTGAAACTATTTTCACATGCTCACCATAGCTGTCAATGTAAATTCCTGTCATAGCTGGACGGAGATTATCGCTTGAGGTGGACTTTTTACAAAGTTTTAGCCCTTCGCGCAGCTGGTGTAAACCCATCTGGAAAATCCCATTTTCATCACCTGCGGCGGGGAGTCTTGGCATTTCTAAATAAGTATAGTCTTCTCTTAACGTGATCGATGCATCTGTCCAGCTAATACAGATCTTTTTAAGCTTTTCTTCACCTGACACCTCAAACTGAATATGCTCATCGCTTATATATTTGATGATGCTATTAAGTCTGGCAAACTCAATTGTGAATATCCCTGGCTGCATTACCTGCTTCAATGGAACTTTGATCAAAACGGCGGTGATCAAATCGGATCCTGATATCAAAAGGCTGTCATCTCTGACTTCCACTATTATGGATTCGAGCATTGGAACAATTGGTGAGCGGCTCATGACCTTGGATATTACTTTTAAAGCATTCCGAAGATCCTTTGTGGCTACCCTGGCCACAATTGTCTTTTCAAGTGTTGCTTGCATGATATTTAAATTTTAAAAAATTTGAAATCGTTACTGGTTATCCCAAACGGGATTTCGAAGTATGTCGAAGGCATATATTACTCTCAACGTTAAAGATTTTCGCGCTCGGCCATCACCTCAGACAATGGCCGCATGTTTGCCGGAATTTCGTCCACTTCTTCTTCCGCAGTGTAAGGGAAAACATCCAGGATCGGCGTCAAATTCATGTCCGTAGTTTCGTAAGGAATTAGCATGGTGCGCAGACTTTCGGTGATTCGTTGTAATGCCTGATCAATGCCGTCAGCATTCACTAGCATATAATTAACAACCTTTTTTTCCTTGCCGGATTTTTCATCGACAGAAAAGTATATCACTTTGGCTTTGAACCACTTTTCGCCATCTTCGTAAGTGAAAAGATCAGCCAGACGCATGCGGGTAATTGATGTGACACTGAAATCACTTGCACCGGTTGTTATGCGTTTATATCCGTTTACTTCAGCTTCCGTGTAGGAAACTGCGTCAAACAAATATGCTTCGTTATGCGTTTTTAGACTTCCCGCGCTGTCTTCTGCCTGGAATCTAATTTTAACTAAATAATAGCTAGCCATGTACTTGTTGTTTTGTTGATCTGTAAGGTTTTATAATTGCTTCACTAAAACTCATGCGCTGTAATCTATTCCAGAGGGCAGAGCGCGATACTCCTAAGTCTTTTGCCCAATAGGATAGTGGCTTTCTTATTCCATTGTGCTCTAAAAATATGGTTCTACGAGTATTGTTACTTTGCTCTTCAGTAGTTGCCCACTTGCAATTATCTGGGCAATAGTTTTCATTGACCCTAATTCTTTCAATCGATAAGATATCTGAATACCCGTTGCCTGTAGCCCACAAGTGGAAATTCATGTAATCCATCCACTCATCACACATTGTTATCCCGCGCCCTCCATAGTTTTTATACCCTGGCTCATTCTGGTTATAACACCTCTTTTTAATTCCTTTCCAAATTGAGTAAAGCCTGTTTTTGCCAGAAACCCTGTTTGATAAACCATGGGTAACGCATCTTTTTATGATATTTGATACCCTTTTACATCCGCAGGTTTTAGATTTTCCAGCTTTCAAATCAGCGCCATTTACCGAAATCTGTTTTCCACATGAGCATACGCAAACCCACTGAGGTTTTTTAGAATTGCTATATCCGGAGAATTTTATTACCTCCAAGTCGCCAAATTTCTTTCCTTTCAAGTCTGTTATAGTTTTCATATCAAATTTTTGATAAGTAACAGCTGGCCATATTTGTTTTAAATTAGATTGTGAATGATTGTTTATTAATCAGGTAAATTCGAATCTTTGATTTTCTTTGACAATGGTTGTCGCAAAAGGGAAATCGGTTTTGGAAACTTGTTCGAGCATACTCTGCAATACTACCGACCATTCTGCTATTCGTAGACAAAATTCGTTTTGTTACTACGCTTCCCTGAAAGCATTGCGGTTAGATGATTTCGACTTACCCCAATATGCAAAGCGGCTTCCTTGACGCTATTAAATTTTTGTCCCGTCAAGCTGTCTATTACAGAAATAGAACCTTTATGTCCAAAATTTCCCACTTTCAAAGGTGTTTGAATAGCGCTCCCAGAATCCCATCCATTATGTATTCTTCTTCTGATGGTATTGTATTTACTTACTGGCCATTTTAATTTTTCAGAAAGAAGTGTTAGTGAAATAAGTTCTCCATCATAATCAACCATTACAGTATTCGACCTATTTGAAGTATTTACAATCTTGGTAACAAACCTGCAATTCTCTGGATAGTAACCTTTATCATTTTCTTTTCTGTCCAATTCAAGGCCTTGCTCATATCCATTTTCGAGCGCCCAGTCCCGAAAAACAGTAAAAACCTCCCACTCTGAACAAACGGTAATTCCCTTGTCAAAATAATGCTCACGTCCTTTCCATTTAGACAATACTCTTTGACGCATAGAAGCCCATTTTTTAAAAAGATCTGTATTGGTTTCACCGTGCATTTCCCTAAACTTTCTCATATATCATAAATTAATACAAACAAATGTACATCTTTTCTTTTACATTAATTATAAAAATGTACATTTATTTATTTACTTTTTATAAGTACATTTGCATATGGATATAGAGAATTACTTAAAAAATCAGTCAGATATCAACCTTTCTGGACTAGCAAAGAGAATGTGGCCAAATAATAAGTATGCTGATAATTATTTAAGCAAAAAGTTAAACGGATTAGATGGAAGAAAATGGACTAAGAAAGATACCGAGCGGGCTAAAATTGCCTTACAAGAGCTTGGTATCTTTCTTCAACAGTTATCGTAGTTGTAATCGTTGTACGAAAAACTGGGACTACCTGCAGTCAGCAGCGCACCACCTTGTTTTCTTATTCCGAGAATGTCATCCAGGCTTTATATATCTCGACAAATTCCGGTTGAATCGTTGCCCATTTCATGGCATCATAATCAAGAAAAACGAGGCGGGCACCGACGAACGAGTACGAGCGAACGTAGCCGTAACCGCGGTACGAAAAACCGGGACCACCCGCAGCTTCCTCATTCCAGACGAAGTATGGATAATATTTATACTGGCTACTGTCTGAAAAATCGGGTTCCCATCCCTCATTTAGCACTCTTGCGATAATTGTCAGCTGGTGATAGGCATACAGTGACTCTCGGTCATTTGATGGAATAAATGAAAAGTCGGAGATTGCCAGCGGAATAATATTCAGCTCCTGACAGGCGTCTTGATAGGTATCAATGCGATCTATCAGCTTACGGTCAAAATTAAAGTCCGGATAAGACTCTCTCATCCATTTTTTAATCGAAGCTTCTGCATTGTTATATGCTTTTTGGGCATTGGCCGGTGTCATGGTTAACAATTGTGTTTCCATTTTGGATTTATATTGATTTTGAATTAGTTGAAGACTTTTTACGCAACTTTTGACAAATTGGTTTTACCAGACATGGCTTCTGTCCAGGCGCGAACAACATGCGGAACCACAGAATTACCGATAAACTTTTTCTGATCTGATTGATTTCCGGCTAAAACGTAATTGGCAGGAAAACCTTGAATTTTTAGAAGTTCAAGAACCTTCAACATTCTCATCTTTATGTCGGCTATTCCGTAGATTGACATGAAAATCTTAATCCGCACCATCACTTCCGAATCATCGTCGTAAACCGGAATATTATATTCAGGATCTATTTTAAACTGAATCAAATAAAGAGGGGCCTTATCCTGCCTGGCTATTATGACAGGGCACGGCCCATTAGTTGACATAGTGTGACCACCATGAGAGGGATTCAAAATAATAGGCTCACAATTAATCAATCTATGCTTATCTATTGGCATTAAGGTCCCGGCCGGATTTTCAATGGATGAAATATTTCCATTTCCTGTATAGGTTTTATCAAACCAGACTGCCTGTACTTTTGCCAATCGATCTTTCGTACTTAAAGTGCTGGCAGGTGATTCGATAGAGTTTATATTTTCACCTGTACCATGATATTTAGTTAAAAATGAAGGATTGATTAAAGCTAACTTATCTTTGCATACCAAAGTCGGCGCAGGTAGCTCAATATCGTTTGTGACACTCGAATGATTATAATTTACCAAATACGGCACTGGCGTCAATAAATATGGGTGACGCCTGCTTGAAACCAAAGTTGCAGCAGGTTCATTGATAGATTTTCCAACGTTTTTGAAATTAGTATTCATTACGAAGGGTTTTACATTCACCAGTGCTTGACCATCAGTGCAAGTTATAGTGCCAGAAGGACCCGTTACTGGGATAACTTTTCCGGCTGGCTTCCCTGAATAATATTTTGCAATGAATGAGGTGTTGACCAAACCTAAACGATTTTGGCAAGCTATTGTCGGACAAGGTTCATCAATTGATGGCGGGTTGTGATATCCTTTCCCGTCCGTGGAATTGTATTTCAGTATAAAAGCTTCTTTCCCGCCAGCCACAAACTTTACAAGTCCCGCATAAATTCTTTCAAGCGATGGATCAACAAGTGGTTTCTTGCGATTAAAAATGGATAATCCTTCATCTTCGAAATCTAAAACATCTTTAACAGCCTTCCATTTTTTAAGGTCACCAAACATACTTCCGGAAGATGGTTTTTTGCTATGACTTGGCTGTGGCCATATGATTGGCATGCCAGGTTTTGCGAATACTCCAAATAGTCGGTTTCGGCTTGTATAAGCTCCGAAATCCGCACTGTTCAGCTCCTTCCATTCATCACGGTACCCAAAACTGCAAAGATGTTGTTTCCATCGGATCCAGTCCTGACCATTTTTCTTTGAAACTGGTTTTCCATCTTTCATTGGCCCCCAGCTCATAAACTCAACAACATTTTCAATCTGGACATAGTCAGGATCCAAAGCGGCAACATACCGGTCCAGGTGATCGGCCAGTGTTCTCGAATCTGCATCGCGCGCTTGACCACCCTTTGCTTTGCTAAAATTGGTGCATTCAAGACTTGCCCAAAGGATAATCTTTGCATCCGGATAAGCAGCACGGTAAATTTCAACCAGACGTACCAGTTGACGCATGTGATCGGTTTGAAAAAGGATCCCGTTAACAACTTGACCATATAATTTTGTAATGTCTTCTAAAAAATGAAGTACATCAGGATGATTCTTCCAATGTGATTCAATCGCCAAAGGATCATGGTTTACACAGGCAGCAATGCATGCGGCTTTCTGTCCGTTGATCATTGCCATATCAAATCCAGTGGTTGTGCCTCCTGCTCCGCAAAAAAGATCAATGACGATATATTTTGGGTTGCCCGATTTATTTTTCGAAATGATCATGTTAGTATTGAGATGATTTATATAAAACAAACCTGCAAGCGCAGGACCAGAGAAGCGTCTGATAGCGCGAAACCTAAACCCTTAACCTTTATTTCGTTTGATCAACAAAGCAGCCAGATCAGCAGCAGCACCGCTATAACCTTGAATGTCCACCAGCTGTAAAGAATGTATTTCCAATCTTCATTTGACTCTTTCATTGGAATGGATATTAATGTTGGATAAAATCACTATTGAAAAGCAATGAGCTTGGCAGAAGTATGTCCGCCGGCATGGATTACCAACCCTCCACAAATTTTTAAAAAGGCAAATCGTCGTCGTCTTTATTAGGTCCCATTCCAGGTGGAATTGGGTCAGGTTGCCGTTGTTGAGTTTGTTGACCTTGTCCGGAAATTTGATTTCCACCGGAAACAGGCGCGCCGCCGAGTAACGTCATGCTATTGGCACGAATAGTTGTCGAATATTTCTCAACTCCTTCTTTGTCGGTGAATTTATCTGTCCTTATCTTTCCCTCAATATAAACCGGGTTCCCTTTTTTTAAATATTTCTCTGCAACCTTTGCCAATCCCTCCCAAAGCTCAATTCGATGCCATTCGGTATTTTCAACTCGTTCACCGTTTTTGTTCGTGTAAGCTTCGGTCGTAGCAATGCTGAATTTCGCTATGGCAGATCCGCTCTCCAGATATCTAACTTCTGGATCGCTGCCTAAATTTCCGATAAGAATTACTTTGTTAACACTTGCCATTATTGTCTGTTTTAAAATTCTCTATTTGACTCAGTACTTGATATTTGTAAAATCCCGAGAAGTAGATTTTTCCTTTACTTCTGATTATGCTTCGCTCTGATATGAAATTGGATATGCGGATTCGTGCATGTTTTAACTCGGATGTCTCAGGATTGTATTCATAATGAGTTTTAAAACGAGCGTTATCTTTGTCATAAATACCACCAAAATGAGCAGCCAGGAAATAGTAAAATTTAAAATCACTTTGATTATTAAACTTTCTCATTATAATCCGGGCATTAATATCTTCAACGGAGGTGACCTCTTTAACGGTTAGCGGATGAATCCTCCTTAATTCTTCCAATTCCATTATTAAAAATGTTTTGATTGGTTATTTGATCTTTATACTCCTCTAAAAATATTCTGAACAATTTCAGTTTGTCTTCAAGTCTTCCAAAGTCATAAGTTGAAGGCGTATAGGTTTCAACATGTACGTGACCGTCTGAAATGATCACATAGTTAAGCTCCGTTAATCCTTTTTGTTCCAGCGCTTTCATATACCAATGGCAGCTAGAGTGTAGCATCGATGGAATTTGATAATACTTCATGGCTCTGAATACAAACCCTTTCCCGAACCCCACATAATCAATCATCCCGCCCACTTCGATATCACCAAGGATAGTTGAACAAAAAATATCCGTTTGCCCAAATCCGGGAAGCATCTTTCTGACAAGCTCAATATTATCCGATGAGACATCCTTTTTAAAAACTACCTCCTTGAAAAAATTAGCAACTTGGCTGTCTGTCGGATTTTCCTCACCGTTAAATATATATCCAGTATTCAGGTAATTAATCAAATCAAATGCTTCGAACGAATACCCTATTGAACCTCCCTTTAAATATAGATCGAAAGTATCGATCATATCCGGGCTAAGCCGGTACCGAACTTGTAGCATCTTGATATCGTTTGGTAACTTTATCAATTACACATTTAAGGGCAGCCGCTTTCTCTTTCATTAAATTAGCAGCTTGCATTTTTACATCCGAGATGAAGTCAATTTGCATAATCACCTCTTTCGCCTCATTCAAATCATCAGCATTTTCGCAAACCGATAAAGCTGTTTGAACTTTGTGAATCTGATCCAGATATTGCTTGTAGATTTCGGTGTCGTCGTTCATATTTTTCAATGCCAACTCAATAACATCAGAGAGTTTAACACCGTCAACTTCCATGAATTCAGGGAGTCCGCAAGTGTTCTTTCCGTAAAAATTATCGGAAGGATTGAAAGTAATAGTTGATTTCCCATTATGAGAACGCATATATCCACAAAGGTCAACCTCACGCATAATGTTTGATGCGGTGGATCCTGTAACGTCAGGCCGTATCATCGTTTCGTCACCGGACTTAGTTTCCTTGTCATGAGCAATTAGAACAATATGTTTCCCAAGATCCCGGAGCCTTGTCATAAATTCTTTGAACCGTTGAGCCAAAGCGCCAAACCCTTGCTGTGTCAGGGCTCCGTCCTTACGTTTCATCCTGGAATCTCCTTTCATAATGCTAAGCGATAGAACTTCCAATGCTTTCCCGGCAGTATCGATTATGATAGTATCATACGATGACAAATCGGTCTTTGTTTCAAATAAACCATCAGTATCATCCCAAGTTTTAATTGGAACATAAGCACCTCGGTATTTTGGTCCTACGCGTTTTACTCCGTTATCAAAGTCTAAAAGCAACGGATTTTTAGACGAAAAAGAAAATGAAGTTTTGCGCACACCTGGCTGCCCATAAATAAGCATAATAAGCCATTCAACTGCGATTGGGTCTGTTGGTTGTTTGATTACCATTTTGTTAAGTTATAAAGGTTGGTTGATTTTTTTATTGGATATTAAACTTACGCTGCCTGCAAAGTAAGTGTTTCCAGTTTTTGCTCAAATTCACTAACAAACAGTGAAAGTTGTTCAGTATCAATCTGATCAGTTTCAAAAAACGTCACGTATGGTTTCAAACGGAAACCGATTATTACTTGAACTTCATTCATTCTAACTGCATAAGCCTCAGGAAACAAACGGTCTATCGAAATTCCCATTCCATTCATTTCGGCTGTCGCTTCACCTGACGTTGTTAATGCTGAGAATTGCTCTGCAAGGGAAATAATGGATACAATAAATTCTTTCATTTGATATTACGGTTATACTTATACGCTGTTAAACTTTTTCCTTCTTAACGGGAATCAAAAAGGCAAGAAGGATGATAAAAGCCAACACTGCCAGGCCCAAGGCAACTTTTGTTTCGGGTTGCTCACCGACGAATTTGTATATCAGATATTTGATATCTGACACCAAACCATAAATGTCTATTGGAATCATTGTTTGATTTGTTTTGCAATTTTGGGTGCCAGAAGCACCATTACAGTGATAATCAAAAGCGGCAGGTAACCAAAGGACTCTGTATACATCGTCGGATTGCTGCAAATCCAGATTAGCGCGGGAATTAACTTTTGTGTGATGGCAGCTGCACAAATGAAGGTGACCAATATTAGTAACTTCGCCATATCGATGGTCTGGAATCAAGTATGTGGATAAAAATTTCAGAAAGCAGAATCGGGCTAATGATGATCGTAGCGATAATTGACGCAATGATCCAGATCAGAGCAATAAAATAACGAGCAGCCTTAACTTCAATAGGAGTATTTTTCATATAGGTTTTGGTTTGGTTTTTCTTTTACTTGAATGGTTTAATAAAAAATTATCAACGGCATTATCGACTTCTTCATTTGTTTTCACATATCCCCGAAGTAACCACTCTTCTATTTTTTCACGTTCAAAAAATATGGATTTTCCGGTGGGTTTTGAATGCGGTATTTTTGATTGCGAAGTCAAACGATATACATGATTTTTTGAAAATCCGGTGTATTTAACTAATTCATCCAGCGTTAACACCTTTTTTGAATAATATGGTATTTCGATTTCGCTCATGTTATTATTCTTTTACATATTCTCTTAAATCCCTGAATAACTTCTTTAGATGATCAAAGGCGCGAACTCTATTTGATAATTCAAATGAATTCACATCATCAACTTGATCCAACAGACTATCAACAAACATGCAGTGAACTGCATCCTCTGGCGTGGAATTAGCTTCTGATTCAAACTCTCCAAAAAATACTTGAATCATTTCTTTCAAATCTTTTTTCTCTTTATTTCTCATTTGTCCTATGATTTATGTGGGCATAATGCTTTTCTTCTGGCACTCGCGGCCACCGGATCTTGCTGGGTGCTTTTTCTTGCTACTCGGTTCTTTATCCATTCATCAAGCTCTTCTTGGTCAAACACAACATGGATGCCGGACTTTAAGAATGGAATTTCCTTTTTATGGGTCATTGAGTAAAGAGTTCCTTTAGATATTTTTATCCCTCGATTATTGATATGTTTAAGTGCATCGGCAATATTCAGCCATTTCTGTTTAGGTGGAGAATTTCCAACATTATAGTTAGCTAGTAATTCCTTTATGGCATCCTGAATAACGGAAGCCAATTCCTCCTTAGTTGTTATGATTAATTCCATTATTGAATGCTTATTAGTGAGAAAATCATTGATTATTTTAGGCTCCAATAAATCCTGTTAAGGCCTCTACATCATTGTTATACTCCACCATGAACATCCTCCCCTCGCCGGTAGACAACCAATGCGCACTTACACCATAATCATGGATCAAGAAATCATTATAGATGGATGGTAGTGGATTGTCTTTCAGATGGCAAGTACTCCAAAAATTTCCTTGATTTAGCCCATAATCCTTGCAAAAACGATATACGCTTTCGATTGTTCCGTTTTTAATCAAAATATCCATCGCCCAACGGAATCGCTCCTTTGCCACCTGAATTTGTTTTACCTGAACAAATTTATCCTTAGCCTTTGGCGTGGGCTTGTTTTTTAGCTCGCTCAATTCCTTTCTTGGCCTACCTCTTGGTCTCGAATTCTCCTCGGTTTCCTTTTTTTCTTTATACCTGCCAATTGATCTGATCGGGATAATTTTTGGCTGATTCATTGCAATACTGCGCTTTTTCCGCCCTTTGGAGGAGTATTGATAAATGGTTTCAAAACTCTTACCGATCCTCCCGGAGGATTAGCGCTGTAAAATCTATGAATAAACTCTCGTCCCTTTTGCGTCCAACATGTAAGAATTGTTGAATGCTGCACACCGCTCTTATCAGTATGGGTGTGCGTTTTAGGACCCGTGTATCCCATTCCTACAAAATTTGCCGTCAACAGCCAAACACCACCAACTCTTTTTAAAACCCCTTTTGTATTCAGGTAAGTATTTAGGGCAGATGGTGATCTGAACCCAAGTTCCGCGGCAATAGTCGATATTGTAAAAAGATCAGGAGTATCAAGCACTTTGTCGTGAAATTCGACTTTGGAGGCTGACTCGATCAAAGCTTTCGCCTGAGCCTGGTTTTGTATCTTCAACCCTTCCTGCTGAATTAGCAACGTGTTGTTCTGAGAAATCAATTTTTCTTCGCTCTCGTATTTTTCAGCAAGCTGGCGAAGCGCAGCTGGAAGCGTTGTTGGAAGATTGAAATTTACACCTGGATTAAATTGAAGTTGCTTTAACTGCTCTTCCATTTGACCAAATGCCGAAATAAAATCCAGTTTAAACTGCAAAGCTTTTTTTCCTGTGAATCCCATAACTAATAATGAGAATCCGTCGCGGTTCATGGTGAACATGGGTTGCTTTTTATTTTGCTCATTCAAATATGTCGTTTCTGTGAACATTCGGAGGACGGCGGAATTTTCCGCTGTCGTCAATTCGCGAATTGATTCAAGGACATCTTTGTGTTGTTTCCCAAATTTCAGAGCGACTCGAAGACTATCGGTTTCAACTCTTCCTCCATTGTTAGTTACTAATTCCATATGAATGTTGATTTAATGTTAAAACTGAAACTCAGGAGTCCACTGAAAATTTGGTTTTTGATCTTTCACTCTGATTATTTCGAATCCGGTATTAAAATACAATCCAAAGTGAGTGCCGTCAGTGATAAACAGAAACTCGTTCGGCTTACCGTTTTGAATCAATTCGGATTCCGTAGGAATTTCAAGGTCAAGGTTTTGCATAATAATAAGAGTTTAAATAAATACAGATTAAAGACAACTGAAATATAGATTACAATGCAAGCAATTTGCTTTTTGTAGTTTCGATAACCTTAGATTGTGCAGTTAAAATATGCTCCAATGTATCAGCCCTTACTTCATCACCTCCCTTTATTGCTCTCTCGTAAGTCTTATACGTATATGTGCTTTCCTTGACGGCCACCATAACTTTTCCCAGCTTTATCAACTCATTATGCCGTTCAGTTAATTTTTTATGAATTGATTTATCCATTTTGGTTACTTTTGTTTTAGTGTTGCACTTGTTTTGTAATTGACATAGACAAATATCATAGATTTTTATCTATGAAACAAATTTTATCTAAGATATTTTGAAAAAAATTGAAAAAATATTTCAACAACTTGAATTAGAGGGACTTTCAATCACTGAATTTGAAAGGTATGCTGGAATATCCAATGGATATCTCAATAATACATTATCTAGGGATAGCGATATTTCAGCAAAAATCTTAGACAAAATAAGGGGACATTCACCGGAAAGCTATAAAATTATTGAGCGAGCTTTGGGTGATGTTGTTCTTGGTAGCGACTTTGTTTCAGAAAATTCTCAAAAACTCACAGATTTCAAACCTAACTCGGATTTGATACCTTATTGGGAAATAGATTTTATAGCGGGAACTAATTTTGACGCAGTAGATAACCAAAGCACTGAACCAACATATTATATGGATATTCCCGACTTTCGGGGATGCACCGCATTTCGTGCATATTCAGATAGTATGGAGGGCCTGATCAAAAGTGGCTCTGTTTTATTCGGCACCAAAATTGAAAGATGGAATGAACATCTGGAATATGGTCAAGTTTATGGTATAGTATGTGATGATGGGCGTAAGTACCTAAAGTACATCAAGCGATTTAGAGAAAATCCACTTGAATATTTCCTTCTGGAAAGCGAAAACAAATCTTACGATGAATTTGAAATGCCAAAAAGAGCGATACGTTCCATTTGGTTAATACATGGTCATTTAAGCAAACGTATTTAAACATTTTAAATAATATCACCTCTAAACAAAAAGAAATGAAACATTTATTACTACTATCAGTTTGCGCTTTACTTTTTACAGGTTGCTCAAAAAGTGAAGATAAAACACCGGAGCCGGAAACAATTATTGACTCTCCAACAATTGAATTGAAATATGACTCTCAGCATCAGTATGCTCTAAAAAAAGGTTCAGCAGATGTATTTCCGTCTACTTTCAACTGGATTTCATCGAATGAAAAAGTAGGTAAAGTTGATGCAAATGGCCTGTTTAAAGCAAGAAAGATTGGAGAAACGACAATAACAGGAACTGCATACGGGAAAAATGTAGAAAGTAAAGTTACGATTACTCCTTATGTTACATTATTTACTGAACCTTACATTGAATTTGGAGCTTTAAAGGAAACTATAAAATCTAAGGAAAAAAGAAAACTTTTAACTGAGACTGCAACGGGATTATTATATGAAGGTTCATCTATCACTCAAACTCGCGCCGTATTATATGTTTTTACAAATCAAAGATTGGCAAGTGCCGGGATTTTGTTTGAAAATGCAACTTCAACAGTAGCTCTCTCTTCAACTTTTCTAAAAGAAAGATATCCTGATAGAGCGACAATTGATGGAAAGGTTTATATGCTTAACGATGAAAGAACATGGGGTGTGGTATTGACCGTAGATCCATCATATGGATATATGGGAGTTTATCTTCCAAATTCAACAAATGGACGAATGGTGAGTGATCAATACAATTCCGCAATAGAATCATTTAAAAATATAATAAAACAGAACTGAAAACATTTTCAATTCCCAATTTGACTTTATGAGTGCAGCGGGAAAAGTTGTCGACAAATGTTTTGTATCCGGAAATTTAAAAAGTGATTACTTCATCCATTTGAACGCCCCTCCTCCTATGAATAATTCCAGTAGTTTATAAATAAGTGCCGTTGCGCAAACCAGAAAAACGCATTGAACAACAGTATTAAGTTGAAGAAAATAATTTATGTAAACTTCCATATTTGTCTGAATTATGAATTTTGGGAATGATAGAAAGAGAATTATTTTACTGAGACATAAAATGGTTATATCAAAGGAAGAAGAAAGTGAATACAATAAATTAATGTCTGCTTACCCAGATAATGATATTTATGAATCTAAACTTTATCAGGAACTGTCAGGTGTTGGATTTCTTAGGTATACCGGAAAAGATTTATTACAAAATGAAGATGGAAATTACATTGAACAAGAACCTTTCGACAATGGCAAATATATAACAACTGTTAGCGGCGAGCTATCACTAACTAGCCTATTTGAGTCGGAGCTTCTTTCCAAAATTGAGAGCCAACGATTCAAGAAAATTGAGAGTCTTGGGATTCTCATCGGCGGAATCGGGGGACTTATCACTTTGCTTACGTTCCTCTATCATCAAATCCAAAGATTTTTGAAGTAAATCGTCGGCAAATTTATCAGCATCAGGATATGACACCATTGGCAGCTTTCCAGAATCAATAAAATTGAAAAGCATTTGTGCATGAACCATGTGTAGAATAGGAGAACGGGAGATATATGTTTCCTGCCTTGTAACAAACTCAATGCACTTAAATCGAAGTTCTTGGTCTGCATTCATATTTTATAGTGTGTATTTAATAAAATGAAGAAAAATTACTTCCAAAACTTGAAACTATAAAGCCACTTATACCCGAACAAACTGAAAAAATAATATCTGTTATGGCAAACATCAGCAGTCTTCTTGCGCTGATCCAGGCCAACGTCGCGAAGTAGATTTAAGTTGGAGTTTAAAAGTTCAGCGGTGTCGATATTTCGGAATTGTGAATTTCTGGCTGTAAAAATCTCACAGATCTTTTCGTCTTTAGAAAATAGCCTACGAATAGTGCCGATTACTTTTCCTTCATCATTTTTAACTAGCGATTCCTGTAATGACAGATTAATGAAAAGCTTTTCATTAGTAGTACTCATAGAAACAATTAATAATAGTGTGTGATTAATAATATAAAATTACAAAAACAATCAGCCATGACAAACATCTCCGAAAGCAATTCATCTGACAATCCAAAAAGAGGCCGCGGACGACCGAAAATTTCTGATGAAAAGAAAGCAGAATCAGCAAAAGCTATGAGACAAAGGAATCCAACCAAACAGATTCCAGAGACAATCGCAATACATTCCCGATTTTTCCAGGCATATGACACTCTACTCGAAAGACACGAAAAAAGTCTCGAATTCCCTAAAATAAAAAGTACTTATGAGTTTGTTAAAAAGTATGCAATCAATCATGGCAATTTCACCAGATTAAGAGAAATGCCTGAAAGATATGCTTTGCCTGTGATATTTATCTATTACCTGGTTAATGATTATTCGATATCTGCTCAATGGATATTAACCGGCAATGGAGAAATGTTCGAAGAACACAATTGAGATTTCGGTATTTTTCAAACTATTTCAATATAATGTAAAATTTACAATCCATTACACTTGCTTTGCGCTCTCTTCTGCAATATTGTCATCTGGATAGTTTGTAAGTAAAGCTGCGTTGTTTTGACGTTCCAATTTTTCAAATGAATCTAAATATGCCTCAGTAACTCTTACATCTGGATGCCCCAAATTTTCGGCAATGGAGGCAATATTTACACCTAATCTTTTAAGCACAGTTGCGTGGCTGTGCCGGGCAGAATAGGTGGTAAATTTTGCAATGCCTATAGAATCAGCAATTGTTTTTAGCTTTTTATTTATGCGCTTGGTAAGATCCATTATTATCAATCTTTCCTGCATTGCATCCTCTTTTCCGGTAAGATATGGGAAAATATAATCACTAGGCTTACGACCTTTTACGCCCCATCTTTCAATCATTTCGCCAACCATCGGTGTTAAAGTCGCTATTATTTCTTTCTTCTTTTTCGTAGTTCTAATGGTCTTGGCCCGGAAAAACCTAATTTCACCGTCCTTTATATTATTGTCCTTAAGTCGAACAAGGTCTCCGATGTTAATTCCATTTATTAAATAACTAAGGATCCACAAATCCCGATACCTGGCAGTTGCTTCCCATTGATCATCATACTGAATAACTTTCATTATGTCATCGCGAGTAAGAGCCATTTTACGACTCTCACCAGATGGTATTTGATATTTATCTTTACCAAAAGGATAGTCCATTGCTCTAATTATTCCTGCCTTTTTAGCTTCATTAATAATAGCTCGCAGTGTCCTCATATAAATACCAATAGTGGAATACGACATATTTCGGTCAAGCATCCACTTTTCATATTTCTTAAGCCAGTCTAATGTGACTGAATTGAATGAAATATTATCACCTGCAAACTTTTCTATACTACTTAATGTATATCCATAAAACAGTTGAGATCCGGCACGTTCTTCCTTTTTAAGAATCTGAATTTTAGACGCAAATGCAGAATTTAAATTGCTGTCTACTCCCTTTCCCAGCCTGATATTGAGAAGCTCAAATGAAAATCCCCCATCATTTATAAGACCTTGCGCTACTTTTGACACTAAGTTAAATGAAGTCTGAATGGCAAATTTCAATTCGCTGGCAGCTTTACTTTTTGTCCCCGGCAAAGATTCCCACTCTTGAACAGACATATTCTTTCCAGTGGAATAATATTTCCTATCACGTTTATAAGTTACCCTGATTTTTACTGGGAATTTTTTGTCCTTATTTGGTTTTCGAATATCTTGAATTGAAGAAATGGTAATACCGTCCTGGGAATAGCTATACATTTAATTAAATTTGGTGCACACACGATTTGCACACAAATATACAAAATGCATTAAAAAATATTAAAATAAAATTCAACAAAATTGCCTTATTTGGAGTTATTTAGCCAATAAATCAAAAGTCGCAAAAAGCCTAAAAATGAACGATATAGATCAAAAACAGACTCTTAATCTGTGGGTCCTGAGTTCGAACCTCAGCGGGGTCACCCAACGGGATAAATCAGAAAATGGCTGATTTATCCCGTTTTTTTATCTATCGACTATTGTTCGAAATAATTCCTCCATTCCATTCTATGACCAGTTAGCTTCTTAAATGATTAGTAAATAGGGCATAGCATGGCGAATTGATTTACCTGATTACTATTTAAAATTAAATTTATTCTTAGCAGTTCTTTTGACGAGAATGCATAATTCTGAAAGCATTTAATGGAGTCTGTTACCTGCTCTGGTTTACTTGCACCAATCAATACGGAGCTTATCCGGGGGTCCTTTAATATCCAGGCAAGTGCCATTTGTGCTAAGTTTTGTCCACGTTCTTCTGCCATTTAATTAAGCAGACGAACCTTGTTTATTTTTTCGTCCTTGATCTCGTCCTAATCAACAGCTTAGTTCCCTCTATGGCTCGCGGCTCTCGAACTGACTGGAATACCTTTCAGATATTTCTTCGTTAATAAGCCTTGTGCCAAAAGTGAAAACGGAATACAGCCCACGCCATTTTCTTCTAAAACATCCAACAGTTCCTTTTCAACCCAACGATCCAACATAGAACACTTTGGTCTAATGTCCCATCCCAAATCGGCAAAACCCAT